AGTTGTGTGGCTCCCTTGCAACGAGGGAGCTGGTTCTCACTTCTCATATGTATCCAATCCATGTAAGAGAAACTATCAAAGTCAATAACATTGACTGGGTAGGCGATCTCTACAAACGGAATATCTGGCAACATACAAGAACCACTGAAAATTTGGGGATGGCGCTTCCCCAGGTACTGAGTCTTTCACTTAGAAATCTGTACCAATCCTGGAAACAGCTTCCAGAGAAGTTACATCTCAAGATGCCTAAAGTCTTGAGTCTTTCTATCAAGAACCTGTTTAGACGTTATATCAGTACCCCAGTAAAGTTTCATATAAAGCTTCCAACAGTAGTTGGTGTCTACTTGAGAAGCTATTTACAGAAACTTTTCTCATATCCTCTGGACCACATTTTTGTACTTCATCTGCCAGAAGTAGTTGATTTACATAAGAAAAATGTCGTCAGTAAATACCTAGAAGAAGAATACGGAAAACTGAACATTCAACTGCCTGAGGTAGTTGATATGTATCTCCGTAATGTTCTCCAGACTCACAATCAGCAAGGTGAAGTCATTTACCTTACCTTGCCAGAGGACATTCAAATTGATGGCACAGTTAAGCCATACATCCGCTCCCCAGTATTATCTGGTTCAGTAAATCTGGATGAAGTATTCAACATCGATCTGCACTGGGAAGATGAATCTATTACTCACTCAGGGTATTACCTGTTCAGAGATACCTCCCCAATTCCAGCTAACACTACTCTGGAACCAATCCAAGAATTTGATAGGGAAACTGATTCCTATGTAGATTGGGATCTTGAAGAAGATACAACCTACTACTACAGAATCACCCCTAAGAGTGTGTATGGTAGGTTCTTCTCTAACCTGCTATCTCTGTATGTGCCTCTGTACTTAAGAGCACCACATAGCTTTGAGGCAGGTTTCCAAAGCCTCTCACAGGCTATTAACGGAGAAGGTAGTATCCAAACTCTGACTAAGATTTTGTCTTTAGATTCTCAATATCAGTCTACAGACAAGATCTCTTCTATCTCTGGTGAGTATGCCTACCAGATCTTCATGACTGAACCAGAACATCAACTAATTAAGGTTGAGAGTCCTTATAAGGTTACTGGCTTTAGTAAATTGGAGCAGACCCTGAAAGATGCTAAAGCTCGGTTCGTGTCTTTAGTGAATCCTGACAGTCCATACATAGAGTTCGTTAACGACATCTCTCTTAGAGATGTTTCTACAAGATATGTAGGTGCTCAGGAACCAGAGAGCATTAAGACTAGCTTTGCAGGAATCACTAAGACATTTATCAGGAATGCTTTCGTTATTCTTGGTGCAGCTATTGAGAATAGGTCAGGGAGTTATGACTCAGTAAATGAGCCTCAAAGTGTAGTAGGTCTGGGAACCAGAGAAGTAATGATCAGGAATCCTGAGGCTTTCCTACTGACCAATGGAGAAATTAAAGCCATTGCAGGGTTCTATACAGAAGACATATCTCTGAGACCTGGAGAGCACAGATACATAACTGAAGCTGAAATTTCAGATCTAGTTGCAGAGAGCTTTTATAATCCAAGCACTGTTATTGATCCTGTATATTTTTACTCTTCTGTTAACAAAGCTACAGGTTGGGGAGAGTATCAGGAAGAAATAACTGTAAGGAATGTGGATTATGTCTTTACTGATTTTAAAACCAGAGACATAACAGCCTCTTCTTTCTCTCTTACAGGTGTAGTAGATGCAGCAGTTTACTGTATCCTTGGTTCAGATATTGAGGGACTTGAATGTAGATATGTAAAAGAGGTTACTCCATATGATGTTCTTCCTCGTGTATCCACCTTGGATATGCCAAGGAATATCAGAACATCTATCGAAGAGGATCAGGAATTTACCCTGTTCTCTGGGTATCTCCCACCTGTAGGGTATCCTTTAACCTATGACACTTACAAAGTAGGTAACTCAGTAATTCCCGTATTCAAGACTCAGGTTATTCCTGGGGATGCTACAAGGTTTACTATTTACGAGAGAATGTTTAAGAGCAAAGAAGTTACGTCAGGATATACTCCACCAGATGGTGTAGGTATCAGATTTTCATTGTTTGTGGATGAAGACTAAATGATGAATCCTAATAAAAATTTCAACGCGGATCACCTGCTCGAAAAGCAGGACATGATTGTCAGTGATATTTCCTTGAAGGTATAAGAAAGTAAATGACTATACAAATGTACTCAAGCCTCGACACCGGAGCGCCGATCCTGCCGAACCTGAGCAGTCAGCGGCTGATCGATAACCTGCGGATCGTGCTGACTGCCTGTCTGGTCTATGGCTACGGCGCGAAGGCTCCGGCTGGGTGGGCTCTCGGGCACGATCACGCAGACGGCTTTTCTCTCACGAACGGGGAGGGCGTGCTCAACCTGGTGCAGTCCGCTTCGGCTTCGGTTTATGTCTACCTGATGGATGCCATCACGGATGGCTCCACGGCGCTGGCCACTGGGCTCAACCGGCGCAGCGGCTACTGGACTGACGCCACCACAAGTGCATACCGACACAGCCTGTACTGCTCTGGCTTTTATGCCACACAGAACAACAAGTGGTGGACGGTGGTTGCAGATGAAAAGWCTTTCATCTTGAGCTTCGGCGGGAACACCMCCAGCGCCTCTGATGCTAGCGGACGCCACTCCCTGTTCTATGCAGGCAGGTTCTATCCAATGGCTGGGGGCGTTGGGTTTGCAGCCCTCGGCGGCAGCGTATCTTTGAATACGAGCGACTCGCCCTATTTTTTCAGACCGAGTACCTCAAACGGAACCTGTCTTAGAAATCCACGGACAGGCCTTATCGACCAAGGTGAGGCGCGGTACTTCGCGTCTGCTCCCACGGTTATGTTGCAAACAACCACGGTTAACCGTGACACCCCTGTACCCATTGCAATGCTCTCTCGGTCAATGCTTCTCGGTTATGGGAACGTGATCACCGGGAGCACCAACTCCAACACGGCGGTGGTCTGTGGAATGCTTCGTGGCGTACTCACTGACCAGATAGCCAGTGAGCTTTATCTGGACAGGATGCTGCGGGCATACGGGGTGGCATCGCCAGACTATCTCAGTCGAACGGAGCCGCTCGACTTAGGTGGCAAGATGGTGCTGCCCGTTCAGGCTATCGCCTATGACAAGGCCGGGCTGGTCAGTCTGGACCCGGTGGACTGGGAGCCGCTATGGATGTCTTGACTCCCTACCTGGTGCCGTTTGGGTCTGGCTTGGCGCMCCGGACCATCGAGGTCCGGGTGACTCGGGATGGAGAACAGACTGCCGCGCAAAAGCTCGTGCTGATGCTGGACGGCACCGGGCAAATACAGGCCGCCTTCTCTACGGATCAGTCGACCTCCCAGGTGTTCATGGCCTCCGACGTTGACCGGGAATGGCTCTTTGTTGCTCGGGATGGGGACGACCCGCCGCGCGGTGCGGCGGCGGTGGTGGCGGTGGACAGCGACGTGACCATCGCGCTCGACCTAAATGAGCACAAACGACCAGAGGGCGGCAATGGACTACTCTCTGGTTCCTTCCCTCTATCTCTTATCACTCAAGGAGGCAATCTACCATCTCAAGCAAATATCAGAATTCTGTACAGACCTGAGCAAGGTGCTAGTGGTGATGGATATGTAGTAGCTACCACTACCTGTAATGCTGATGGTACTTGGCAAGTATCAGGACTTAATGAGAATCTTAAGTTCGATATCGTAGCCAGAATCCCAGGATTCAATGATGTAATCATCTCTGATGTTCAGCCTACAGGTGCTCCACTGTCTGCTCACTTTGCTAATTTGAAAGAAGAGTATGAGTACGGAGAGGAAGTAAATATTCAGGTAGTGGCTATGGGAGGCAGACCTCCATACACACATGAAGCTATCACATTACCTAATGGACTGAGTTTGAGTTCTAACGGGTATATCACAGGAACCATTCTGGATACGCTTGAATTAACCTTTGAAGTAAAGGTTACTGATGCAGAAGGATCAGTAATTAATCTCGTAGGGAATAGTTATATTAATAACGACCCACACTGGGACAAGGTAGTGGCACTACTGCATTTTGACGGCGCAGACGGCAGTAACGAAGCGATTGAAGAAAAAGGGATACTGATGTCTGTGACACGAGGTACGCCCTCGTTGAGCAGTGCAGAATTTAAATTTGGCGGAACAAGCTGGCACACAACGAATGGACGGATTACTTCTTCACTACAGTCAAATCTTTCCTTCGGTGCAGGGGACTTCACAATAGAAGCGTTTGTTATGCCAACGAACTTAGGCGTTAGGAATGAACAATTTATTGTCTGTATACGAAATCAACCTGCGGCTAACGGTCAGATAGTAAGTCTGCAAAATGGTCGTCTTGGATTTTCTAACGGAACGGCATGGCTTCTTGGGAGCACCGCGTTAAGTGAGAACGTATGGTCGCACGTGGCTGTAAGTCGAGAAGCAGGTATCCTTCGGTTTTTCGTTAACGGCGTTCTGGATGGTCAGGTGGTTGATAACACCAACTTCTCGGGAGATCGTATTCTCAGTATTGGAGACGCGGAAAGTTCCCACTCTTCGGCATTTGTTGGGTTTATTGACGAACTTCGCATTACCAAAGGTGTAGCTCGTTATACCGAGAACTTTACACCACCCATTAAACCCTTCCCCAACTATTGAGGTTTAACCATGAAATCAAAACATCAATCCAACACTCAGCCTGTAGAACCCAAGGTACAATACAAGGAGTTACAGGCCCCTTTTAACATCAAAGTTTCTACAGTAAAGGAAAAGAAATAATGGCTACAGTAACTCTTACTTGGCAGATTGAAGGCGTTCATGACGGTATTGGTGTATACCGTTCGAACCAAATTGATTCAGGGTACGAGCAGGTTGCTGTTCTAGCTCCTAACACTACTGTCTTTCAGGATGAGTTTCTGCTGTCTCAGTTGACCGATAAGTACGGCACTGAACCAGAAACCCTCTTCTACCGTCTGGATGCTTTCCGGGGCTTAGACGTAAAGCAGAGTGATCCAGTACCAGTACCACTGGAAGATACCATGCCTGAATTCTTGGATGGTGTAGGATATCTGGAAGTAGTGCCTGAATTAAAATTTGGTGATATGCCAGCTACTTACTACAATGTCGGAGTTAAATCTTTTAACGATGGAAACTACCATGTTCTTTTTGGTTTGAGACGTGGCCCCAGTCTGTTTATTACAGATCCTCAGAACGGGAATGCACCATTTACTGAAGTGAATCAGTTCCTGAGGAATATGCCTTTCAATGCTTCTAATCTTGAAGAAGCTATTGCTATTACTACAATGGCCAAGCAGCAGTATGTTCTTGAATCTGCTGCGGATATCCAAATGGATGCTATGTCTCCATTTATCTTCCGCGAAGAACCAATTCTTGAGATTCTGCCTACCGCGGAAATGATGCAAGAAATGCAAAGCGATATTCTTGCCCTGGTTGCTCAAGAATCCCTGACAGGCTACTTCTGGACTTCTACAATGTCTCCATCTGCTACCAATGAGTTTGGTCAAGTAGTGGATATTGATGTAGAGAGATTCTCTGTAGCGGGGGTGGAGAGTTCTGATTCTGTGTCTATCCTAGGCGATAACAACTACGCGATGACTCTGGTATTCGTTCTGATTAAAGACATCACACCATTAGCTGCGTAGTTACCAGTAAAATAAAAAGGGGTACACTTGTTGTACCCTTTTTTATTTTCTGAGGATCTATGAATGATCAATTTACACTTTGGTTTAGCAGGCTATGTTGACCTGCATAAGGGAATCTTGGATTCCAATGGAGAACCAGTAACAAGAGAACATATTACTTCTTTTAAGAACCTGGTTCTAGATACTGGGTTACAGCGTATTGGCGAGAACAGAGATTGGATGAGTTGGCTCCATCTTGGAACTGGTGTCCAAGCTCCGCATCCGCTGCAAAACTCATTACAGAATCCCACGTATAAAGGTAACAATTTAGCACCAGCCCCCCACACAACCACTGGCATTAATATTTCAGATCCGCTCAAACCTTATTGTTGGATACGAAGAATTTTCCGAGTAACGCCTAGGGGTGAAAACAGAACGTATGCTGAAATGGGAGTAGGCTGGAATGATAATAACCTCTTTAGCCGTACTCTTATTAAAGATCCCTCAGGAAACCCAAACACTATCTCCATTCTTGGAGATGAATATCTTGATGTTACTTATGAAGTAAGAATGTACATCCCAGTTGAAACTGCGGTGTATTCAGTAGTTCCTACTGGAGACGATGTCGAACCAAGAACAATTACTGTTCATGCTTCAAGAGTAAATACAGAGTCAAATTCTTTTGGGTGGGGACTTGCAGTATCTGGTACTCAAGGCGAAAGAGTTCCTGGTTCTATTCTTAATAGCTATTCCAGTACCTACCACAATAGATTTTTTAATGGTGGAAGGGGAGGTCTGTATCAAGACCCAGAAGGCTCTCAAGTAGGAAGTGTGCATAACCGTACTTCAATGGTACGTACTTCATCTACTTCAGCCACCATTACTCTCACAAGAGAACTGCCTGATAATGTAGGTCTGCTGAGGACTTATCAGATTTCTCAAGAAGCATACTGCTTCCAGATGGAATTTGATCCACCCTTTAACAAATCCAACGAAGATAGATTCAGCATTACGTACTCCATTTCATGGGGGAGGGAAGAAGAATGATCCCTGAAAACAGGCTATCTACGGAGCCTGTTCCAGGCAGGCTGATTCATGATCTGGGGGTGGAAACATCCCCAGTTCTAGATTACAAGCCGGGGGGTATTGCTATTCAAGATCCTACAAAAGGACTTGATTATCAGATTTGGCGTGGAAGAGTTTTCAGTCCAAATACTGATCAATCTAGAATTGTCATTGATGGTAGGTTCTCACCTGAATACGAAATACTCCAATACCCGTACATCTGCGAATTCAATTTCTCATTCGATTTCAATATGAGACCTTTGGCTGTATTTCTTGCCAATGAGATATTGGAGGTTGGAGGGAAAGAAGTACCAGTACAGAATTGTTACTTGTACTGGTTCGATAATACCCTAGGAGACTTTGATTTAATCTTTCTTGGTTCTGTAATCAGGACACCAAAACTCTTGATAGACGACCCTAGAATGGAAGAATCCAATTTCTATAGTCTTTCAGATGTTTGCCTGTTTTACTGGAATAATGGAAATCTCTATGTGAGATACCTTAGGGACAGATTTACAGAAGAACACCTACTGAAAAGAAATGTACCTTACGTTCAAAGAGTAGGCATGAATGAATATTACCGGCTACAGTTTGAGTTCTTCAGACAAGCCGATGTTTGCGAAAGATGACCTGGAGAGGAAACCATGACACAAACCGAAGACATGAAAAAGTATTACTGGATGGCGTCTGTTGTAATTTCCTTCGTCCATGACGGAGTTCCAATGGATACCAACATTAACGCTCTGCTATCTAATACAGGGTATTACATTACCAAGAAAATTCTTGAGAATGCTCAAGTTCAGGCCCAGATTCAGTTAGCTAAGTCCTTGGGTAATAACCTGCCGGATGTGAAGCATGTTTACATCCAAAGCATTAGTTTCATTGGCTACATGACTGAAAAGGAATTCCTCGGTGAACCAGAAGCATAACCACTATTACAGGGATGTATCCCACCTGAAGAAGATTGATATCTACAGGTTCTGTGAATTGTTTGGTGTAACTGGACCTTTGGAGCACGCCTTGAAGAAGATTGCTTGTGCTGGGCAAAGAGGAACCAAGGATTTCTACAAGGATTTGAATGAGGCTATTGACTCAATCAATCGTGCAATTGAAATGAGGCAGGAAGATGAAGCAGCTAACCAACAACCATAATATCCCTCTGCTCCTTGCTGCTTGGCTCATGTCTGATGAGTACGATTACATCTATGATCCAAACTACATCAGTGTAACTACCCTGATGAAGCCTCTTCAGGAGATTGTTCTTGGTCCTCGTGCCAAGGATGTAGCACCTGAAGAGTTGGATATTTCAGATCGTATTGCCTCTGCCCTCGGTAGTAGCGTACATGGGGCTGTGGAAAGGGTATGGGAAACTAGAGACCTTTTGGAGAAGTCTCTTATTCAGCTTGGCTTTGATGTTGAAGACATCAATTCCATTGAGGTAAATCCTAAACTCCCAGACCCATCCAAGGAACAGGTATACATTGAACAGAGAAGCTTTAAGAAAATTGAAGGCTTCACTGTTGGAGGTAAATTTGATGCTGTATTAGGAGGTATCGTACATGACATCAAAACCACTTCTGTTTGGACCTGGATTAAGTCATCCCGTGATGATGATTACCGACTACAGGGTTCTATCTACCGTTGGTTGAACCAGGACAAAATCACAGAGGATGTAATCAGGGTATGTTTCCTGTTTACTGACTGGCAGAAGGGTATGGTAGGCACTGTTGAGGGTTATCCTGAAACTAGGTGTGCCTTCAAAGATATCGAACTCATGAGTATTCAGGAAACTGAGAAGTGGGTTCGTAACCGTCTTAAGCAGATTAAAAAGCTCCGTGAGCTTCCTGCTGAGGAAATGCCACCATGCACAGACGAAGAAGTCTGGTTGGAAAAACCCACCTACAAATACTACTCTAACCCTCTCAAAACAGATGGCAGAGCTACCAAAAACTTTGATAATCATTTGGATGCTATTGCCTATCTGGAAGAGAAGGGTAAGGGGGTTGTTCTAACCTCTCCTCCTAGAGCCAAGAAATGCAAAGACTACTGCAACGCTTTTCTGGTGTGTAAACAAAAAGACAATTTCGTCTTCGACTGATCTTTAGGATTTCTCACATGCCCATTGATTTGAGCAATGTGAGTCACCATCCCGTACACGAAGAACTTACCAATATTCTGTGTTCAAAAACACAGAATACGGACCATCCGTTCTTCAGGGCTATTGTGGCTCACTTCTTGGGAAAGGTAGCAAGCAATATGCGAGCTACCATTGAAACAAAAGACCGTGGATCTATCCCAGTAAATATTTACTCACTGTGCTTGAGTCCTTCTGGTACAGGTAAAGGTTATTCAGTAAACATTCTAGAGAATGAGATTCTGAATTCCTTCCGTAAACGATTTACAGAAGAGACCTTTCCTACAATTGCCGATGCCAGAATGTGGGATGTTGCCAATGATCGAGCAGCTAGATCAGGAACAGACCCAGAAGAAGAAAAAGAAAAACTGGACAAGCAATTTGAGAATGCTGGCGAATTCCCATTCACTTTTGATAGTGGGACTGTACCAGCTGTAAAACAGCTACGTGAAAAGCTTCAGCTTGCAGAAGCTGGAGCTATTAGCTTTGCTGTGGATGAGATTGGTTCCAACCTAATCAACAGTGTTGAGCTTCTGAATATCTACCTTGAGTTGTATGACCAGGGCTTGGTAAAGATGAAGCTAACCAAGAACACTGCCGAAAATAAGCGAGCTAAAGACCTTCAGGGTAAGACACCAGCAAACATGCTGCTGTTTGGTACTCCGTCCAAGCTTCTGGATGGGCACATTACCGAGCAGACATTCTATTCCTTCCTGGAAGCTGGGTATGCTCGTAGATGCTTCTTTGCTTGGGGTAGACCGAGCCAGAAGGCTTATAACGTAATGACTCCAGAGGAGGCTTATAGACAGCAGTCAAGCCAAGCTAATGACATCATTATGAGCAAATGGCGAGACTACTTCTACAAGCTGGCTGACCCAGCCTATTTTGGTTGGAAAGCTACAGTGCCTGATGATGTAGCCATTGAGCTTATTCGATACAAATTCGAGTGTGAGAGACTTGCTGACGAGCTTCCAGAACATGAGGCTATTTCTAAAGCAGAGATTTCACACAGGTACTTCAAGGCACTCAAGCTTGCAGGTACTTATGCCTACATTGACATGAGTCCTGAGGTGACGATGGATCATCTCATGCAAGCAATCCTCTTTACGGAGGAATCTGGAAAGGCTTTCGAGGCAATCCTCACAAGGGAGAAGCCTTACGTAAAACTGGCTAAGTTCATTGCTGCATCTGGTTCAGACTTAACTCATGCTGACCTGCATGAACAGCTACCGTTTTACAAAACCAGTAATGCTGCTCGAAATGAGATGATGTCCCTTGCTACTGCTTGGGGGTACAAAAACCATATCATCATCAAGAAGTTCTTTGTTGATGGTATTGAGTTCTTCTCTGGAGAATCTCTGAAAGAGACTAACCTGGATGAACTCAGGATCTCCTATTCAGATCACCAAGCATATAACTACATCAATGATGTAGCTCCGTTTGATCAACTGGATCGTCTGGTTCTATCTAAAGGATTCCATTTCCTGAACCACCATTTGCAGAATGGCCATAGAACCAAGGAGAATGTGATCGATGGATTCAACTTCCTATGCTTTGATGTGGATGGGACAATCTCGTTGGATCTTGCTAGGGAGCTTCTGTCTGAGTACACCTACCTGATTTACACAACCAAATCACACACTGAAGACGAACACCGATTCAGACTCATCATGCCCATTAATTATGAGGTGAAGCTTGATGCGGAAGAATACAAGGAGTGCGTCAACTCAATCCTTGAATGGTTGCCGTTTAAGTGTGATGAAGCTTCGAACCAGCAAAGCAGAAAATGGAGAACTAACGATCAAGCAAAACTCTTCAAGAATGAAGGGAAGCTGCTAGATATTCTTCCATTTATTCCTAAGACTTCAAGGAACGAAGATCACAAGAAAACGCAGAACCAGTTGGACAGCCTATCCAATCTGGAGAGGTGGTTTGCTCAGCGTATTGCTGTAGGTAACAGAAACAACAATATGCTGAAGTACGCAATGGCACTGGTAGATTCTGGCATGGATTATTCAGAGGTAGAGAAGAACGTCATGCGTTTTAATAACTCTCTGAGTAACCCACTTACAGAAGAGGAGCTGGAAAATACCATTTTTGTAACTGTAGCCAAGAGGTATAGCCCGTGAGCGAAGCAGCAGAGAATAACCAGTTACTCCTGATTTCAGGTGAATCAGCAACGGGGAAGTCAGCCTCGTTGATGAATATCCGTGATCAGGAAGACTGGCTGTATCTCAATACTGAATCAGGTAAACGACTTCCATTCAGGAATAATTTCCGAGATGGGGGATTCAGAATCACTGACCCCTACGAGGTTATTGATGCATTTGAATTTGCTATTAACGATGACCCCAGTGTGAAGGGTATTATCCTTGATAGCTTGACCTTCTGGATGGATATGCTGGAAACCCAGTATGTCGTTACAGCAGCCGATACCCGTGCTGCTTGGAGTGAGTATCAGCAAACCTTTAAGCGGTTGATGCAGGAGCTTGTACCCAAGTTTGGAAAGCCTGTCATTATCATTGCTCACACCAGGACAGACTATGATGAGTCTACTATGACAATGAGGACTTCTGTCCCCATCAAAGGCTCTCTCAGAAATACGGGTGTAGAAGCATATTTCTCTACTGTTGTATCTTCAAAGGTCATGCCTCTGAAGCAGCTAGAGGAATATAAGAATGACATGCTTACCATCACGGAAGATGACAAGCTGATTGACATGAAGTATGTCTTCCAAACTCGTCATACGAAGAAAACTACTGGTGAGCGTATTCGCTCTCCTCTGGGTTTTTTCAGTGTGAATGAGACTTTCATCAACAACGATGCGCAAATGGTTCTAGACCATCTCAACAAAATGTACGGAGTAAACTGATGAGCCTTCTGAAGAAGCTGAACACTGGCGGTAAAGATGTAGAACAGGCTAAAGACACCCTGGGTGGTGGTAGTTTTATCCGCGAGTCGAACATCTACATTGCTGAAATTGTTGTAGCCTATCTGACTGAATCTCAGAATGGTGCTACGGCTGTCAATTTTGAGTTCAAGATGGAAGACGGTAATAACTACCGTGAAACCATCTATGTCTCTAACCGGGACGGTGAAACCTTCTACTCGAAAGACGGTAAGAAGTACCCTCTGCCTGGATTTACCACTGTCGATAACATCTGCATGATCGCCACTGAAAAGGGTCTGGCAGAGCAAGAAACCGAAGATAAGACCCTGATGTTGTGGGACTTTGAATCCGGCAAGGAAATTCCTCGTGAAGTTCCGGTTCTGGTAGAGCTGACTGGTCAATCTGTGGCTCTTGGCATTCTGCATGTCAAAGAAAACAAAACTGCCAAGAATGAAAGCACTGGCAAGTACGAACCCATTAATGAGGCTCGTGAGCTTAACACCATCAGTGCTGTATTCCATCCAGAAGCCAAAGTTACTGTGAACGAGGCAATGGAAGGTCGTGATCCGGCCTTCTGGGATGCCTGGCTCAAACGTAACGAAGGCCGTCTGGTCGATAAATACAAGGAAGTACAGCAGCGTGGTTCCCGTGCCAGCAGCAAAGCTTCGACTAGCTCCTCTGCACCTGCTCGTAAGAGCATGTTCAAGAAGGACTGATTAGTTGAAGGTAATCCTTCCACTATATCTGTATGTGGGTAAGAGGGAGCCTAAAAAGCTCCCTCTTAACCTCAACCACTACAGAAATGCTCATTTTCATGTTGTCAACAACATGAAAATCCAGTTCAAAGAAGCCATTTTGCCTCAGCTTACGTTCCCCAAATTCACGGAACCAGTAAAGATCAGCTATGTTTTGTATCTGCCTTCTCAGAAGGAGACAGATATCTCTAACGTGCTATGCATTGTAGATAAGTATTTCTGTGATGCGCTGGTAGAGGCTGGTCTCATTGAAGATGACAACTTCAAGTATCTACCTCAAGTGAATTTCCGCTTTGGTGGGATAGATCGTGAGAATCCCCGTGCTGAGGCATTCATTGAAACAATTGAAAACTCTACGGAGCCTGTTATGCAAATCACCATTAATCAAACTCAGATTGAAAAAGCTATCCAGGATTTTCTGCTGAAACGTATCAACGTTAAGGAAGGTACTGAGATCAAAATTGAAATGAAAGCCACTCGTGGTGCTGAGGGCTTCAGTGCTGTCATTGACATCATTGACGACCTGGATTCCCATAACGCCATGCTGGAGCAAGAGAAAGCACGCCAGACCAGTGTAAAGGAGGAGAAGCTGGAAAAAGCTGGTCGATTTCTCAATAAGATCAAAACCCGAAAATCTGAACCAGAACCAGAAACCGAAGCTTCCGAAGAAGAAGAACAGTTTGCCGAAGAACCTGATGCAGAAGCAGAATCTACTGATGAACCAGAAAAAGCTGCTGATGCTGAGGAAGAAGCAGCAAAACCCCGTAAGGCTAAAAGTATCTTTGGCAATAAAGTAACTCCTCATTAAAATGGAGTTCCTTATTGGTTTTGCTGTGTTGTTGTTAGTTCTTTACTTTATTGAGGAGAAAAATAAATGACTCAATTCCAACAGCTGCTGGATACTGTAACTGAGTTCAAGGATGAACTGTCTCAGTACCTAGAGAAGGGTGCCACTAATGCTTCTCAGGCTAAGCGACTGCGTAAAGCAAGTGTGCAACTGGGTAAGGATCTGAAGCAGTTCCGAACCGATTCTGTGGCACATCATCGGAAGGACTGATTCGTCAGTAGAATAAAAAAGCCCCCAATTACGGGGGCTTTTTTTATTTGAATATTACTGCTGATAGTGGGTGCAGCATTGCAGAGTTGATACCCATCTCAGGACCGATTGAGTATCCTACTGCTCCTGTGAAGGTCTGAGATAGGATGTTGTCATCCAATGGTAGACCCAGATTGCCTACAGGAGTAGACATAGGTACAGCACCTACTGTCATCAGTGCAGTAATTGGGTTTTCTCTAATCATGCTCAGGGCAATCTTCAACGATCTCAATTTGAAGTTGAAGAACCAGAGTAAACCATTAGCTTCTAATGCTCCTCTTACCCTACCAGGCAGGTAATCGTAGTTGATAAATTCTTCTTTGATTCTGCCTAGAGCGTACTGAGGGCTTCTCTTCTGTCTCTGAACAATATCATCGAAAATGATGGCTTTAGCAATAAAGTCACCATAATCAACTGACTTCTGAAGGAACTGGTAGATAGCAGTATTCTTAGAAATCAGTAAGTTATTGGCTAGAGTCCTGCCGCCAGAAGGTAGCTGATTGATCTTACTTTCAAGATATTCAGCAATCTTACCTTTGTTCAAATCTCCAGATTCTTGATCAATTTGCACGCTGACAATTGAAGCAAATTCCCCAGATTCAATCAGAGGGTAAATTGACAGAGATCTGTGATGCTCAAGGATGGAAGATCTTTCAGCTTCCAGTCTCCTGATCTGTGCTGGTTCCGAAGAAGCCAGAATCTCTGATTCAATTTCAATAATTCTCTTCATGCCTTGAGAGTACTGCTCAATTTCAGCAAGCTTTCTAGGTATGCCTCTCACAATAGACTGTAGTGGTACACCTCTAGCCATCATGTGCAGAATGTTAGACAGACCATTGACGGCAGGAATCACTACAGACTTCACTACAATCAACTGCTTAGCATCTGCCACCAGCCCTCTCAGGGCATTCTCACCTTGAACCATGTATTTGAACGCCTTAGGTCCAATCATGGTTTCTAAAGCTCTCTGAATCTGTCTCCTGGTCTCTGGCTTCAGTCTAGAAATGCCATTCCAGATATCAGCTACACCAGCCTGTCTATACCCAATGACATTATTCAGAAGCTCTTTTCTTACCATCATTCTTCCATAGGTATCTTTGGAATATCTGATGGCTTCTTTATTAAGAATGCTAAGAGCATCTTTTACTACTGGGTCATCAGTATTCAAATTCAGAAGATTTACATACTCACCTTTTTTGGTGTCTTTGTTGTATGCAGATTCCAGCTCATCAACAATTACTCTGTTGATTTGCTCAGCGGTACTCTCCTCAATCTGTCTACCTCTCCATTTGCCCAGGTTGGCAGCAAAGTCATTATTGGAGTTCTTCTCTCTAGCTACTGCTGGATCAATAGCACGAACCAGATTTACTACATTGCCGTTCTCATCAAAGATTGGAACCAGACCAAATTTACTGGTGTTTTGAATGCCATCTGCAATGATGTTTTCAATGGTTTCAATATCAAAGCCGGTAGGAATCAGGTTCTCTGACAGGGGATCATCATTAATAGTCAGGCCATTATGTGAAGCTACTACGTTCTGGATAATGCCTTGTGCAAAGGGTCTAGCCTCATCCAGCATGTTCACATAATAGCCACGCTTGATGTTTTTATTGTCGTAGTGGGTACCTTCGTAGTCGCCCACTCTGACATACCCCTTATTGACGTACTGCTCTGCCATATCATCTCTGATGATCTTGATAGAGCCAGCAGATCTGCTAGGGATATAGCCTTTGATGCCGATAGGCTTACCAAATGCCCCAGGCTTAGCCATCTCATCCTTTCTGATACCATCCAGAATAGCCATGATGTATCTAACTGCTTCTGGTTCAGTCTGAAGTAACTGCCTGAAGGTTTCTTTATCAGAGTCTTGGAAAGCCAGCAGAGACACATACTCGTCAATGACATTGACAAGATTTGCATCTACAGCCTCAATGCTTTCAGCGCTTCCCTCATGGCCGAACTTGCCAGCAATATGGGTAGCATTCAAAAGCAGCATAGAACCAGTCTCACCAGTAGTTAGATACTTAGCGAGCTGTTTGGACTTCTCAATCAGGAAGGCACTATCAGGATTCCTGTTGATGATGCTTTCTAGCTGCCTAATTCTGCGTGTAACCTTGTTATCGTCCGAAAGGATATCAATGGCCTTGTCCAGTCCTAACGAGCCTACAATCGCAGCAGAATCGGTTTCAGCAAGGGTTCTCTGAAGACTGTTCATTTGCTCCTGTGAAGGTGCAGTTTTGAATTTCTTCTTAATGTTGGTTTCAACACCTTCAATATACATCTGACGAAGTCTTTGTACGTGAGAACGTACGACCTTAATCAGATCGTACACAGAGGCATTCAGATCAGTTCTTCCGATAATGTCCCTCATCGTATCTTTCAGGAAATTGAAGTTATCCATGCTATTGAATACAGAGTTCATTTGCTCTGCAAAACCCATAGCAGAATCTTTACTCAATGCAGCACCTACAGCACCGAGTATCCCACCTGAAATAGTGGCAGCACGACTATTAGAATTCCTGATCAGATTCTGACCAGTTCCTCCAATATAGTTACCTAAGTCTGTAAGCAGGTCAGAAGTCTTATCGTTGATCTGATCAATCAACTGACCAGGAAGAGTCCAAATTTTATTGGACTCCCCTTCTGGCTTTTTTTCTACAGACTCCATCAATCTGCTTAGAAGCTCTGTAGGTACTTCTCCTTTTCTGGTTCCAGACAGGTAGTTACTCAGCTTGTTCATTGCATCGTACCCTGCCTGCCCAAGTACCCTTTCCCAAGTGGATTCAGTCTCAGAAGACTTCTCAGCTTGAGGCATACCAATCTGGTTCAGTACTTCTTGCATCTCTGGGTTTACTGAAGCTAGAGCCAGAAGGTTAACTACCATAGCCTCTCTTGAGCCAGAGGCTGAACCAGTAACAGCAGCATGTTTGTTATGGGCAACATGGTATGAAGGGGAACCAGGCTGAGATACGTCACCAAAATGTTCAGGCTTGATGTTTCTCAAGATATGAGAAGCAAGCCTGTACAGGTTGGATTTAACCTCTGGATTCACTTTGGCAGAGACTGTGAATACTTCTCTCAGCTGATTAAATGCCTTCTCCTGATTAGCATCCATGTAGAAGCCGTTAGCTTTGAAGATGTCAGCAGAATCTACAGATTCTAAATCTCTCTTCAGGGTCAGATCTCTGTCTACCTGTCTTAGTTGAGCCTCTGCCTGGTTCACAACATCCATGAATTCCCTATACAGTGGCTGGCTCATGCCAATACCGTTGGGATCAAACATATCCAGAGACGGCTCAGAACCTTCTGTAACCTCATTCAAACTACGAACTGCATCTCTAGCCAGCACATCCATGCTGTAAGCCATACGCATAAACAGGCTATCTACTTTGTCATCCTGCTTCAGGCCAAAGGTGTTTCTAAACAGATTCAGTACAGCCTCTCCAAGCTTTCTCAGCTTAGATTTAGGCGGTCTGCTCATAGCATCGGCAGCCAGAGTAGGATTAGTCAGCCAAATAGCCAGCATCTCATTGATCATAGAACCAGTGGCTGCTCTGGCTCCCCAAACTGCTCTTGTCCTATTACCTGCTCGAACCATGTGAGTAATGGCCATGTTCCAGACAGGAGACAGGATGGCATTAGGATCATTGATAAGCTCATTCATAATGGCTTCAAGATCTGCAAATGCTCTTTCCACGGCAGGTCTCATTTTCTTCCCACGAATGTATTTATCGTGGATGGTCTGAGTAATGGCACCGTGGATTATTTCATGGAGAGCAGCAGTACTAGAGTTATTAGTCAAAATAACTCTATTAGTTTCAGGGCTAAAATGCGGGCCGTAAGCCTTAGGATCGACAACTATTTCGATCTCAAGAGCCTTAAGCATCCTAACTACCCTGTTAGCTACGTTGCTTCTAAAGTCTCCTTCTGGGAAGGATCTAGCCAGAAGCTCTCTGAATCCTGCGTAGTCAGTCAGGGTCATAGAACCATCGGCATTTTTTTGCCAATGCCGAGTGTTCATTCTGAAGAGGTATTCTTTACCCCCTGCAAATGCGTCTTCTTTTGCTTTTTTGCTCTCAGCTTGAAGAGCCTGAGAGATTTCATTGAAGTCTTTAGAGTCCAGTGAAATACCGTCATTGACAGCAGGCTGACCTACACCAGCCATCTGGTCTACAGAGAATTTGAATTTCTTCAGGGTATCCAGGTTCTCTGTGACTCTGTTAGCCAACAGCTTGATGCTTGCAGTAGAGAATATGCTACCGATACCTTCCGGATGCTCCAGATAGATATCATCATATTTCTTCTTCACACTCTGAAGATGCTCTACATCCTCAAATACCCTCATGAAAGGATGGATGGCTTTCCATATTTCAAGCTCTGCATCGGTCTTAATCAGCTTCTGAAGATCCTGAATACTTCTGGCAACTCTTGGAACCAGAATAATAGGCTCATCGAATGTTTTATCTGCAAAGTCGCTGAGTTTTACAGACTCATCCTGAGCCAGACCAGGAATAGCATTCTTGAGACCTCTCAGGACAATGGACTCTGCTACGTCTTTGTTGCCAATACGCTCAGTAAGGGTATCTACCAGTGCTTTAATCTCTTCACCATTCTGAACAGACACCGAAGAATCAGGACCAATCTCAAATCCTAATTCTTCAAGCATTGGATACATCCCCTTCTCGATCTGATTCGACAGACCTTGAACAGGATTCTGCATAATGCTGTGCAGTACAGATTCGTTAGCCAGCTTACTGCCTGTCTCGAATTCGTTAACCCCAAGGTTGATACCGTCGAATATAGCTAACGGAGTGGTTACACCTTGTTCTAAAGCCCTGTTGAAGAATTCAACAATAGTAGCTCCATCGCCTCTAGAGATAACGAAACGAGGGATACCCCCTACACCAATATTGGTCAGGTTCTTATAGGAAGATTCCATGTGGTGCAGACCACTACCTCTGATTGTATCCAGAGGAATTTCCAGACCAGGAATTGCACCCTCTTGGGTAATCAGCGAGAACAGAGAATCCCCAATAGTGTCTGTGATTCCAAATGCTTTCAGCTTATCAATGATTCCCTGAATATCCTTTCTGCTCAGACCTACAGTAGGATCAAAGTCAGGATTAGAAATTAGCTGAGATACCTCTTTCTGGAATACAGCTGCTAACAGGTCACTAAAGGCACTGGTGCTTCTCTGTACAACCTCAGTGCCTTGCAATGTGGAACCAGCAAGACTTTGCAGAGAAGTTACCAGAGGGTCTACCAGAGTAGGTTTCAGGTTTGCCTGTAGGTTTTCAAGTTGTTCTTTTGTCAGCCTCAGGTTTACTAGAGATTCCTTATTGGTATTGAATCTCCCCAGCAGGTTTAGTCTGGTTCCAGTATTAGTGCTGTAGTAGGGCACCCCCTCCTTCATGCCAATTCGACCATTAACCAAGTAGTCAAAGGCATTCAGAAGGTTTTTTAGTGCTTCTACTTTCTGCTCTGTGGACAGATCACCTTTAATTACAGATTCAGCAAACTCGTTGATATTGCTGCTCTGAAGTGCGGCTGTAGCAATCTCATAGATTCCCTGCGCCACTTCATTTGCAAACTTGGAAGCAATACCTGTCAGACCTGAACCATAGAAGGTAACAGTTACAGGGTTCTTACCCACGTTACGGGCAATCTCAATCTGCCCCCCTGCGTTAATTACAGGGGAAGACAGGCCGTGTTTAAAGAGATCTCTGATGCTCTTGATAGCCTGTTTTACTTGATTATTCCCACCTTCGTGGAAGAACCTCAAAGCCTTTTCTACAAGTACGTTAGCTTCTTGGGTAACAGCAGTGTAGTTATCTGGTCTAGAAGCATTTGGATTAGCTATCTGACCGCTACGGTAATCGTTAGAGGTCTCCTCTCTACCAATATACAGTCCACCGTTAGAAGTGAATCTTACCCAGTCAGGGCTAAATTGCTGGATACCCAGAATCATCCCAGCCATGAATGGACCGTTGGTAATACCATCAGCCTCTACATACGCATGAGTAGTGAAGTTACTGGTGTTGTTACCTGCAAGAATGTCCCCAATCTCAACCAGAGTTTGAACAGCAAGCTCAGTGAAGTCCCCTCCAAGCTTTTCCTTGGTTCTATCAATGAGATTTGACAGGTCTGTCTCAGTTGCCTGAGAAGCAGCCGCAGCCCACTCACCAGCAATTTCCCTCATTTCAGAGTCCAGAATCTTATTCAGATCTTGATGGATCTGATCCATAGTTCTGTTCTGGATACTGACCCCAAGTGCCTGTGCATAGGCAATGGTGAGGAATCTATTAACATTTGAGGCATCAGCCATAGAACCAGAAGCCAGATGCTCTATAAAGCCTGAGGCATCTATGGTGGTTCCATGTGGGGACATTACAGCTCTGATGATTTTATCAGCCTGAGGGTTATACCCCCCTTCCATCATCAGACGTGTAACACTGCTGTATGCGTGAGAGTAGTAAACAGGAGTCTCTGTCAGATTACCGCCCTGAGCAGTAATCTCATTCTCCAAGCTATGAAGCTCTTGTAGCGAGTTCAGTACTTGAATGTTCTTACCGTTCTTGGATTCTCTATCCAAGCGAGACATTGGAACATTGTCATCCAACGCATCTGGGTTACCAAAAGCTCTCAGCATTCCTACTCTGCCAAGTACTCTGGTAAACAGGTTGAATGTTTTCGGGTTAGCTCTGAAAGCTACATTGTTAGCTACTTCTAGTGCATCCTGTTGTTTCTTGGTAAGCCTGTTACCTTGCTTATCAGTAGTCTTCTTCGGAGGAACAGTATTTACATATCTAATCCGTTCAGGCTCTACAAGAGTAGATCTGTTCCCAAGATCGCCTGCCTGCATAAGGTTAGATAACTGGCTACCTTCTTCTGGGGTTGAAACAGGAATCAGAATAGGGAATGTGACACCGTTATCGTTGGTTACACGAACGCTGACAAAGCTCAGAGGAGATGCTGAGGATTCGCCCATATTCTCCATTAAAGTGCCAATCAGGTTCTGCATTGGGGAGTTAATATCACCGTCTCCAGCAGTGCTTTTCCCCCTCATGCCAAGCATGGCATTGGCAATAGACGAAACATTGGCTACTGCACGTCTGAATGTGCTGTACCCCATAGTAGACAATTGTTCTACGGTAAGACTGCCTTGCTCTCCGATGAATTCATAGGTCAATGCATTGGATTCAGTTGCACCCAAAGCCTTAGCAATTTCATTTGGCTCTTGGTAGGTTTCAGCATAGTTTCTGAAATTACCAATGTAGTCAGTCAATGCTAAGGCAGCAGCATTCATTACTCTGTTATCCAGAGTGAATCTGTTTGTTTCTGGATCATAGGACATAAGATCCAGCATTCTGTGGGTTCTGTTACGGGCCAGAATATCTGCCTTGAACTGGTTCATGGCACGATTTACAGAAGCTTCATCCATGCCTTGAGCCAGCACAGATTTGATAGCAGCTTCTGCCCTTCTTCTGCCTTGCTCTCGTCCAGCAGCAGTATTCTTGGCTGGCTTAGGCATGTTCTGGTTCATCCATTCACGGATATCTTGCTTACCGATATAAGGACGAATCAGATTTTCCAGAATCTTCAGCTTGGAAGGTGAGGAATCCAGGTTGTAAAGCAGCTGGCCATCCATAGCAGTGTGGATGCTATGCAGCAGAGAACCAGGAGTAGGATTACCTACTTCATCATACGCACCTAACATTTCAGAGATTCTGGTTCTCTGTTGAACCAGATAATCTCCATAGGTTTTGGTAGGTGCATCAGTAGCTTCCCTGAACCTACGAACCAGAGAATTCATGAAGTTCTCTGTGTAGATTCTGGTTTTCTCTGCTGCAATGTTTACTGCTTTGGCAATCTTGGTATTCCCAAAGATTCTTTCAGCTACTGTTTTGCTTTGAGACTCGGCAGTAGGCTGAGCCTCTGTTTCAGTATCAGGTTCAGAAGTTGGCTCTTCTCTAGTACGTTGTTCGTATTCCTCTAAAGTCTCCCAAGGAAGAATACCCGGATAGGATTCTTCCATTTCCTTTTGGTCAGCTTCATTACGAACTGGTTTTTCAGGGTTCGAAGTATTAGTGCCAGAAGGTGAAGTAGCTTCTGGTGCAGCAGTGGGAGTAGCTTTAGATGGTGAAGTTGGCTTATTCAGGTATGCGTTAATACGTTGTTCAAGCAGGGCAAGCTCACCAGGGCTGATACTGCCATCATAAAGCTTGGTAACTACAGTACCCATACTTGAGATCAGTCTTTCACTGCTATCCAGATCCAGCTGCTCAAACTTGGATTTAACTTTCTCAACTGCCTCAGTTGGTTCTGGTGTAGCAGGGGCAGGAGCAGCCTCGGGTTCAGGCTGTGGAGCAGGATCTGGCCTGTTAAGTACATCAACTACATCAGCAATATGAGCAGCTAACTCGTCACTTCTGAATGCTTCAGGAATAGTTCTCAGAGTGCTCAGATATGCTCTCTGCTCTGGACGAGACATAGCTTCAACCTGCTCAATAGGCTGAATGCTGTCCATAACAGCTTTTTCTCTACGAGCAATTTCATCCCTCAAAACATTGAAGTCAGATTCCTGATTGAAGTTTCTGTTTGCTGTTGCTTCCAGATTCTGGAACTGTCTGTACACATCAGATGAAGACATCTGCTGTACAGACTCTGGAGTCATTCTAGATACAACTCTTGGTTTTCTTGGTTCAGTAACCTTTTCCTGTGAGGTACGGGTATCAGCTTCACTGGAACCAGTGAACACAGTATTCACTATTTCCGGTGGGGTAATGGGATTACCTAAACCCTTATACGCATCAACCAGACGGTTGTATACGTCAGTCATGAAGGCAAGCTCTTGAGCTACAGCACGTCTTAAATTCTGTGCTTTACCCTTCACCTCAATAGTAGTGTTTACACCTTTGTTCAGGGCTTTGTTGTAGGTACGATAAGTAGCTTTGTTGCTACCTTCTGCTACTGCCTTTTCCAGTGCATTTAGCTTGTTGGTGTGAGATGCAATAAATCTTCTCAGAGTACCCATCTGCGCTTTAGCATCAGAAGTTCTACCTGCCCTCATGGAGTCCATAATGGAGGTAGCATGACCTAAGACAGATTTACCTTTAGAACCTTCACCATACTCAGATAGCACTTCTCTACCAACCACATCAATTGGTTGGTTCATGCCTGCGTCTGCTCTCTGCTGATCAAGCTCTCTTTGCTTGTTCAGGGAGTCACGAATGAACTTCAGCTTTGCTCTATCCGAGTCACTGAAGTCAGGCAGCATTTCCAGTGCAGCTTCTACATCTTCTCGTGTAAGAGATTCAGGAGCCAATGCCAGCTTATCTGATACTGTCTTGGTTCCCTCTTTTGTGAGCTTTCCTGATTCGTCTTTCTGGACTTCACGGGAAGCTACAAGCTCAGTAGCTTTTTGAACAGCAGCCTCTAAGTTCTTGTTATCGTTAAGAATCTGATCTCTGTTTTTAATGGCTGCCTGAATGATTCTTGCCTGGTCTGCATCTTCAATCTGGTTCGGATCACCAAGCTCGTTTGTAGCAGCATCCAGATCAGCAGAGTACTCCTGAAGTACTTTGCCAATCTCAATGGTTTCTTCTGGTGTAGCCTTACCTGAAGCTACATGCTCGTAAAGAGAAACAATCTGCCTGATTCTGCTTTGCTCAGCACCTGCAATCTCTCTGAGGCTTTCTGGAAGTTCTTTGCCTCCACCAGTGTTGTAAAGCTCCTGTACGTTTCTTAACTTGGAGACAATATCATTTTCAGCCTCAGGTACGTTTCCACCTTTAGCTGTTGGTGGAGCAATATTACTGATTTCCTGTGTTAGCCCCTCCGAATCTGAGATCAGTTTTTTTGAACCAGTACTGTCAGAATCACCTGCGAGGGTGTTTACTACACCTGTAAGAACAGTGCCTGGGGATGCAGTAGCTACACCACCAATAGACCCAATAACAGCGCCTGGGATGTTCTCACCTACACCTGCCAGCCTGTCTCTAGACTTATCGAAGGTTTCTTGAATACCTACGTTAGCACCAATAGTGCTACCAGTATCACCTGTGACTTCAGCAACTGATTCACCTACAGTAGCTTTTGTCAGGTTTTTAGGAATTGCTGTAATGCCGCCAATTTGTCTGGCTGACTTCAGTACGCCAGACATTCTTAACAGCAGCCTTTCCCCAAACAGTTCAATCAGGGTGCCCCCAAGGTTTTCCCAAGACAGAACACTCTTTGTTCTAGCCTCATTGAATACTGCCCGTCTGGCTTCTTCCTCACTGCCAGTCTCCTCAAAAGCTTTTTGGTAAACAGGAGAAGAATCCATTAGATCTTCGTGGGTGTATTTAAATACCCCAGGAGATTCTTCTGAATACAGTTCAGACAGAACAGTATCAACGGGAGCAGCCAAGCTGGATGCACCCATAGCAGTCCACGCAGCAGCAGCACCAACAGGACCACCAAAGGCAGACATACCAATAAGGAACCCAACGGAACCAGCACCAGAAGACATATAAGCTTCTGCTGTGCCAGCGTTCATGGATTTAAAGCTGTTCTTGGCAATAAGAACTTGACCATCAAAACTAGAAATTCTGCCCTCCATGACAGCATTTTCGATGGTCTTGTTATATAGAGCAGTCTCCCTGTTGTAGTGCTCCATCTGGTTCCTTGCTTGAGGCGATTTAGCATTCTCAAGCATTTCCAGTGGAGCACGCAGAGCGTTAATTGCTTCAGGGTTCAGGAAGAGGTTTAAACCACCAGTAACGGTCCCATAAACACCTGAAGCAACCCCAGCAGCAACATCCCCAACAGCTCTCGCATTAGATCTTTCAGAGATTAAGTTGGAGGCTTGCTCAATAGCTCCCTGAGTCCTCTTGGCAAATTCTTCAACATCGTAGCTGGTTTCTCGTTCTCTGCGGGCAGCATCGAAACTTTCAAGAATATCTCTAGCGTTCTTCTGTGCTGGTCTTGGATCTGGGGTACTGTTATTAGAAATTGTAGATGTACCCACTTGCTCTAGGTATTTCAGAAGATCGTTCATCGTGCCTGCCTACTCAAAAACGGTTTTCGAACCAATGAATTAAATCGTTTGAACTTTTACTCGAAGCTCTAAGATCAGCGGATGTGCCCCCAGTATTAGCACTGGTTTCTCCCTTTCCTTTTTGGTTGTTTTTCACATCATTTTCAGCCCGCTGGCTAGATGCATTTGTAAACGCATCTTTAATAGCTTTTCGGATGCCAAGAATAGCATTAATTTCTTTCTGCATGTCTTGTTGGTGCTTGATGGTCATTTTATGAAGGTAGTTTTCTTTTTTTGCCTTCTGCTCTGTGGCGATTTCCATTGCCTTAATATCTGTAGCACTCATGCTTCTTGGGTCTTTGCCTTGATAATCGTATAGAGCATTATCGAGTGCCTGAATTTCATTTTTTGTTTTTGTATAAATTTCTTGGAAACCTTCTGTGTATCTTTTTAAGTTATTTGCGCGAGTCATTTGTTTTCTGATCTCACTTTTGTGTGTTTCCCACACAGTCATCAGGTTTTCCAAGTTTTTCTCGAAGGCTGCCACATCCATAGAATCATTCCATGACCACATTTCTACTGGAGCATATGACAGCACAACAGCAAGATCTTCAGCAGGAAGGTTACGAGCATCAGGGTTTTTATTAATAGCTTCGTAAACCTTGCTTAAGTTTTGAGGGGAAGTCTCAATACCTGTAACTTTAAGCATCTCCTTAAGCTTGGTAGCACTTAGTTTGCTTGCCCCACCAGCTCCCCCTCCAACTGAACCAGTTGCCTGAACAATAGGGGCAGCAAGAACGCTGGTATAAATATCGGCAGCGTAATTGAGGCCAGCATCAGGATTCTCGAATAGATTCAATTCGGATCTGGTTCCCAATTCCCGTGCAGTAATAGCCTCATCAATAGGAAGCTCGTTAGATCTACCTAAGTTAGGACTATTTTCATTTACCCATCTTGCAGCATCATTCTCTGAAATATTGGCAGCCTGGCTTAATTGTCTAATAACGTCAGAATTTCCTCTCTCTGGTTCAAGCCCCATACGACTTTTAATCTCAGAGGAGATTTCTTCCACTGTTTTCCATCTGTTTTCTTTGTTGTTGTAGTACAGCCCTTTATTTTTTTGGAAGGAGTCGAGACCTACATTTACTCCTGGAAGCTTATCAATGGGGACATTTCTGATATGGAATTTATTTACCAGAGGGTTGTTGGGACCAAGGTTGTATGCAACATACAGTTGATCAATAGGGGCACTACCACCTAAGTACTTGTCCCTGATATGGGCAAGGTAGGCTACACCAGACAGAGCTGATACTCGTGGGTTAGATCTATCAGATGAATCAGTAAGGTTTCTTTCTTCAAAGACTCCTTTGTACTGCTTCATCATGTCTTCTGTAGTTTTAGTCGTAACCTGCATCAACCCTGCTACATTTGAAGGGCTAACAGCATTTGAATTGAATGCGGATTCTGCTCTTGTAACAGCAAGAACAGTATCCATAGGAACACCAAATGCTTCGGATGCTTCAGTTAAAGCCTTACTGACCTCAGGGGAGAGTTTTTTTCCGTCTACCCAAACTACACCGCTATTATCAATCATGTAGTTAAATCGGAAGTGTTCTCCCTTAACATCGACAAGACCAAATCTTTTTTGTTGAGCATCTAGATTGGCAAGGCTCTTGTTAAATTGGTTGTCAAGGGCTTCAAGTTGTTTTTCAAAATCTTCTCGTGTGATAACCCCGTAATCCAGATCCTGTTGGAGACTCTCTCTCTGGATCTGGTATTCAGTATGTAGGTCATTTGAAAATTCTTTGAATACATCAGACTTGCGTGGAGCAGATGAACTGCCTCCGGTTGAACCAGGTGTAGCTACAGTATCAGTAGACCCTCGTTGTGCTGAATCTGTATTAGTACCTGGGATATTACCTAGAGCAAATCTACCGAAGCTTCTCCGAGAGGAGAGGTTCTTAATTGCAAGTTCTTGTAGACCCATTCGACGATTATGGAACTCAGCATCTAAGTCTTTTAGTAGCCCTTGCTTAACGTCATCTGGGTCGGACCTTCTGTCAATTTCATCTTTCTTGTAGTTGTACTCAAGATCTAACGCAGAGCTTAGTCTTGTAAACTCTGTTTGAACTTCCTTATCCCACCGAGTTTTTGCAGCAGTAGCATGTTTCCATGCGTCTTCACCGTACTGCTGGATGAAGCCACTCAAGATAGAGTTCTGAGAGATATTGTCTAAAGTGCCCCCTTGCTCAAAGTGGTCGAAAAAGAGGTTCTCACCAAGCGCGTAGTCGTACGGAGCAGTCGTTTCTTTCTCTGATTCTAATGATGCGTTTATTTTATCCTGGAGCAAAGAATTTCTAATTAAGTCATTGTATCCACCCAGGATAGCTTCTTCGTTTGCTCTTTCACTATTTCTTAAGTCTTGAGCAACTTTTGCAGCACCACGAAAGCCTTCAATAGAAAGACCCATAGCACTTTGAGGGTTCAATCCCTGGGCAGAGATTTGCTGCCATTCAAGCCTGTTAGCCATCATTCAATCCTCAATTAGTATCGTCTAGCCTTTCTTTCTTCAAACTGACGATCAGCAGATGCTTGATCTCTACCTTCCATCTTAGCTCGACTATCCAGACGATCTCTTAAGGAGTTATTGTAGGATTGAATCTGGTTCATCATATTAGTGTTGAGAACAGATTTCTGAGTTCTCCATTGATCTTTTGCCAGCTTACTGGCCTGGTATCCTTGCCATAACTGAGCCAGAGAAGACAGGCCACCCATTACGTTATTGAAGGTGTTCAGGTTTAGACCAAACTGAGAATTTTGGTTAAGTCGAGATAGGTAGTTTCTTTGCTCGTTCATCAGACCAATAGTGGCAGCTTGCCACTCTGGATTCTGCTCCAATCCGGGGACATAGGAACCACCAATAGGCGTAAATCCACCGCCTAGGCTATTAGGATTAATCCTGCCCACTAATTTAAAGAAGTCATCTTCGTTTTCCATGTCTTACCTCATGCAAGAATCAAAGTATTATCAAGGTTAATAACTTCCCTAAAAGCATTTAGGGATATGTTACTTACTTCTGAACCAGTCATTAAAGTTCTAGCAAAGAATTGATCTGGTGATTCATTTATAACTACTGAATCCAGTATACGCTGATAGAATTCCGTTGGATTTATTGCAGCCCTATTTGCATATTCATTAGCGTATAGGCTGTTTAAGTAATCACTCTGTTTTTGAAAATCTTCAGCATATTTTTGTGCCTCTGACTGAATAAATTCTAGTTGCTGCTGATAGTATTTAGCCAGATCAGTTGAAATGGTACCAGCAAGCTTCACTAAGTTAACGCTATTGAAAGACTCAAGTAGGTTAATAGGTTGACCAGCAAAGTAGGAGTTCATGGTTGTAATAGCAACCATTGACACAATTGCAGCAACTATTAAGCCAATTTCATCTCCAAAAAGCCGTGTAGCTGCTTCTGAGACGATCCTTGAAACGATAATACCTACAATAGCGTTAACAGCTGCTGCAAATACCAGTGCTGCAACCCCTGTAAGACCTATTGCTGCTGCTACCGCAGCCCCCAAAGATGCACCAGCAGCTAAACCGGCAGGAGGAAAAACAATAATTACAACAATGATTAGTATGGTTATGATGATTTTAAACCAATCAGTCTGATACCACTTTTTTTTAGTATCTGAATAGTAGTTCAGCAACAGATACATACATGAAGATCCAAACTGAGTTGAATCTACAAGGCTCATGTTTTTAAATGGTATCTCGTGAATAGGGATAATAAATCCTGATTCGTCATTATCATCTAACGCATCGTGAGCACGTATACGAATAGACTTACCTCTATGGATTGTGTTTTTACAGCTCAATCCGTAGATAGTTAAGATTTCCCAGCTATCAGCATCTTTTTGGTACTTCAGCTTTATTGAAGTCCCATGAGGATTGGTGGTTTTAACCTGATTGTATGAGTTATTGATAATCTCAATAGCTGTAAATTCATCAGGTAATGGAGAATTTGTTTTTTCAATTACTACAGAACCAGGAGTCATTCCCTCTAGAACTCCTGAACCAGTCTCAGAATGGATATAACTCCAACTGATTTTATAGTTCAGGTTAAGTCTAGCTGTACTCCTTATTGTGATTTCCCTTAATGGAATTCTTGGGTAAGGAATAATCACTGGTTCTGGGGTAGCGTACAGAGGGTTATCTGGGTCTTTTTGTGCTTCTACCCACTCTATCCAGGCTTCCCTGGATTCTTCTGCTACCTGCTGTGCATCAAGATACGAATTAAATTCATTGGCAGTCTCGGGAGAATAATCCCCAAAGGTTTTAAAGAAGTTATAGATGTACTTCTTCGCTGAGTTAGCTGGGGTATTTAGCGAGGAACCATACATTACATAGATATAGTTAATGTTTTTAACATCGTTGTTCTTTTTTAAGTTTTTTACGATGTCATCATATGATTTTCTGGTTCCTGCTTTAGCAGCAATTTTTTTGCCTTTATCGTAAATCTGCTGATCAATTGGATCAGTACTGTCACTGATAAAAATAGGTTTTGGATTCGTTCCAGGTTTTCTGTCGTATCTGACTGGGATGATTGGGAAAAACTGACCTGAGGCAGTAGACTCTGAAAACAAGGCATCAAAAATAGGATCATCCCCCCTCTTGTGGATGAATACCTTTTGATCGTTTACCTTGAAAAGCTCGAATAGTTTTCTGTTGTATTGCAGGAACTTAGCTGGTTCTACTTTGTAATCTGTAGTAGTGGTGTATCTGGTGAATCCTTCAAATTCTTCTACTGTTTCTGTAACCTCAGGAACCAGTTTAAAACCTTCAGTGGTTATGTAGGTTTCATCAGTTCGTGTAGATATAGTTGATGATTCTGAGGCAGGGGTATCAACAATTCTGTTGTACGTTTTAATTAGGTTTTCACGTGTATCAGATTTTGGCAGTACAAATTCTTGTACGTCTTCATAATCAGGGTATACATCCCTGACTTTGACTACCTCTTCCCATTCATATGTGACATCTTTGGTTTCCTCTTCTACTGGATCACCAAAGCCCTCTACAGCTGTAAAGTCATCTACCTCGTGTGTTGGTATGTCTTCTTCTTCTATGAGGCCAGGAGTAGCCTGTACACCATATAAGACAAAGAGATAATCAGCATTGTTATCTACAACACTTGGGTCTGAAGGAAATTCTAAAGACTCATAAGGCTCCAAAGCATCATCTGTTTCATAAAAATCAATCTGCATTGATGTCTCATCTTCATTGATGCTGACATCAAATATCTCATTAGCCCTCTCAGGTAAATGATCCAGAAGATATTGGAGACCCCACCATTCAAGGTCAGGTGCTCCTATCTCGTATTCATACACACTGGCAGAGATACCCAACCTGAAATTCAGAGCATCTCTTAGTGTGTTTGGATCTATATTCCCTTTGGACTGAATAGTGGCTTGGCTCTGACCTWCAAGATTGTAAAAGTCGAGCCTATTAGCTTTTTTGACTACCTGTCTAAGTTTTATACCAATGCCATTAACATAACTCTGGTTAATAGCTTGACCCATGCTTGGATACGGTTTGAACATGGTTTGGTCAAAAACCAAAGTTTTTAAGAAGTTAGGTCTCTTATGTATATCCCCAGCTAGGTTATATACATCTGAGTAAACCTTAACTTTTCTTTTACTTGAAAATAAACCCACGGATCAACCTCACGGAGTAATATCGAATCCGTTGTTATCTCTGAGAGTCTTCAGAACATCATCAATTCTGGCATTGGTGAACCCATCAGGTGGTGTAATACCCTCGTCAATGGTTTTCATTGTGATCCAGGCATCAGTAAAGATTTTTGCTGCTTTAACCTCAGCGTCTCTCTGATAGGCAGTGATCTGCTGGTTGTATAGTGCTATCTGGGTATCTTGCAGCTCTGCTTGCTTAGCTAGAGTGATTTCTCTGTTAGCAACAGCATTTGCATAGGCTTCTTTGTTGGTCATCAGCTGCATCTTGCCATTAGCAAATTCGATCTGCTGATTGATCTGTTGCATCTGAGCCAGAGCAATCTGGTGCTTAGCCAGTTCTACTTGTGCCTTGGCAGTATAAGCATCATATAAGCCTTTCTGGGCCTGCCAGAAGGTAAGATCTCTCTGGAGTAGCAGTTGAGTAGCATTACCCAATGCTGCCTCAATAAGAGCAGAAAAGGTTCGAGAATACTCAGGACCATTAATCCTGCCTTTCTCGTATTCTGTTTGGAGAATGCCTCTTAGGCTTGTAATGATACGGTCAAAGGCACCTGTACCGTCTTCGTTAGTAAGCTCGTTTACTTCGACACGTTTAACAGGTCTAAGCATATCCCCATCAGGATCAAAGGGGATATTCCATTCATTACTGTCGAAATCTACAGCTGGGGGACAGATATCTGTAATACAAAAACACTGATCCCCAAGGAGAGCCTTGTACAAGATATCAGCATCTAAGCCAATTTCTTCAAGGCTTACATCTACAACGTAATCTTGATTTATAGGCATTTTTATCTCCAAACAAAAAGGGGGAGTTAATACTCCCCCGTATTAAAGCATAAATTAAATTCTGCCTGAGGCTCTTTGGTCTTTTGCCAGTTTCTCAAGTTCCTCTTTGGTAAGAGGAGGAAGAACTTCAATAGCAAATTCTTTTCTTTCTACCTTGGTTTGGTAGGGCCTCCCTTGAGCATCTCGTTTAGTCGCAGTAACAGTAAAAGTTCTGCGTTTCATCATCTTGTAGATGGCATTAGGGACATGCCAACCATTCTCACTGGCAGCACCATACGGAACATATTTCCTGATGGTGCCAATAACACTGTTAGCCACTGTAAAGAATTCACCAGGAACATCTTTTTTCAGTGGGTTCATGTTGGTGTAACGAATGCGAATAAGTTTCTCTGCTTCTTTACGCAACTCGTTACGGGTAGGACCAGCAGGAGTTTCAGCAGCAGGAGCCTCACTTTTCTTTACTGGTTCCTCGGTATCCTTATTACCTTCCATTGCTTTTGCTACTCGTTCCCTTAAGGTCTCTAAACCAATGTTATTGGAATAAGAAATACCAAGCTGAGTAGCTCGACGTTTCAACAATGTAAGTTCATCTACAGTCACTTCAGTTTCTTCTTCTTGGTTCTCAGGTTGTTGAATATCTTTAGTCATGTTCAATCCCTAATTAGATAAAAAAGGGGGAGTGTTACCTCCCCCCATTGAACTTACAGAGGTGCCACAGTCTTAGCAACTGCAATACGCTCAGGACGGTAAACCAGCATACCGTAGTACCAGGTCAGGCTGGAAATACCAATCTTGCCGTAAGGATCGTTGTAGTCCATTGCTTCCTTACCGTAGTTTCTGGTCATTACGTTAATGCCCAGTTTCTTACCATCGTTCTGGAAGCCCAGAGCGGTGAAAGAGTCATCCCCAACAACAAGCATTGGATATACGTCATACCTGCCGTCGGTAGCACGGAAGCCAGGGTTGGCGTTAGTCTCTACAGCACCAGCACCCGCCCAGTGGAGCATTTCAGGAACCTGAATGACACGGAAGGCATCAATCGAACCAATCTCACCGTTCAGCAGGTTACCTGCGTCAGCATAGTGCTGCACTTCGATGAAGGCTTTGTTGCCGAAAGAGTCCTTCAAAGTCTTCAGATGAGGAACCAGCTCGGAACCAACATACATGATACGGGATGCAGGGATCACACGAGTATCAGTAAATCTGGAACCAGAGATGATTGTGGTATTACGAGGTGTGCGGTTCTCAGTCAGAATCTGATCCAGACGCATAATATCTGCGTGACTGATCAGAGACGGAGTAGGACCTTCACCTGTAATCTCATCATCAGCTGTTGCAGCACCAGCAAACAGTTCCACACCAGCATTCGACAGGAGGTCAATCTGGAGTTGTGCTTCCTGGATCTGAACAGCACCGTTCATCAGTTCGCGAGACAGGTGTTCACGAAGCTGATCATCCGAGTCGAATTCAATTGAGTCCTTGGTGAACTCAGTGAACATACCAAACTCGGAAATTTCACCTTCTAGAGTTAATCGTTTGAAACCTACACGGTTAACTCGACCACCGTTCTCAGACAGAACTGGCAGCTTACCTTTGATGGTTCCAATATCTTTGCTAGAACCATACAGGTTACCGTCTGCAATGGTTACACCATTGGCGTCGATACCTTGGTCGTTGATGTTGCGATCATCTAACAGAGGAACGTACTCAAACACACGGATGGTTTTACCGTAGTGTTTAGGCATGTTCTTCACGTTAGCCAGAGGGAAGAAGTACTGTTCCTTACGAGCTTCGATGATTGCTTTACGGAGCCACAGGAACGACTGCATCTGGTCGGAACCAGGACCATCAATAGATGATTTCTGGCCAGCAATTGGAGCATTGTAATTTAAAGCCATATCTTAATTTCCTAAAGCCTGTTTTTCATTGCCTCAAGGAACTTGTCATCATCAAGATTCATCAAGTCCTCTAAGACTACTGACGAGGTTCGCTTACCTGAGTTTGGTGCTCTGGCAGCTTTTGCCCTCTTTGTACTACTGGGGGCTGAACTTCGGGAAGCTTTTCGGGTATCAATAGGCTGTTTTGTAGTATCGTTTTGAGGTTGACCAAAGAGTTGGTTCCCAACGATATTGTACTTCTCCAAGATACTACCGTGCGGATGCAATATTCCTAAAGTGGTTTGTCTGTCGATTTCATTCATGATTTGATCGTAGACGCCACTTACCCTCTGTTCATGGATGATCTTAAAAGCACTTGGGTTGTTCCACATAAATCTTGTGGACTCGTCATCCCAAGTATCAGCAATAAGTCTTAGAGTTTTAGCACCTTCTGGGTCAGAGTTTAACTCTTCCAGAATGGCTCTAGTCTCTAAAACTTCTTCTGAGACCATCTTTACTTTCGGTTTATAGTTTACTTCCGTAGAAGTGTCAACATCAAATGGGTCAATGTTATTGTCTTTAAAGAACTTTTTAATTGCTTCTGGATTCTTATTCTTAAGATCGAGAAGGAATGCTAGTTCTTCATCAGTAGTAATCCCATTCTCTTGCAGAGTTGCAATAGTCTTTCGATGTTTACTGATCTCTTGCATCTTACGGGTGTAGTTAGCACCCATCTGCATGAGTTGAATTGCTTCCTGAGCATTACGAAGTTCAATAGTTTTACCGTTTGCCTTAAACGGTTTCATGACAGTTTCATAAAACTCTTTGTAGTTTATGTCACTGTCTTGAACTGGTTCTTTTTGCTCTGGCTTCTGTTCTTTTAAGCCTTCGTTCTGAGGAACAGGAGCAGGTTCATTCTCTTCCTTTTCCTCTTCAATCTCTTGATTGTGGTCCTGCTCTTCTTCTTGCTCCACAGTTTCATCAAGTTCAGCTTCTTCCTCTGGTTCAACATCATTCTCAGGAAGGTCTTCATCTACTTGTGAATCCTGAGCAGTTTCTTCCTCTTCTTCTTCTTCAGGTTGGTTCTTCAATTCTTCCTGAAGAGAATCAAGGCTTTGCTCAAAATTCTTGATGAACTCTTCATCAGACTCGTAAGTCATTACGCTTCCTCCCTGTATTCAGCAACCAGTTCAGCTTCACTTTCTTCAATGTCTCGCAGATTAGCTTCTGCACGATTACCCATCATCTCTACAGCATGGAAGTATTCTTTCAGATGGCCTGCTGCCTGACATTTAGCCAAAGCATCTTCCCTTACCTCTGGGGAGTTAGTAACTAACCCAGACATTCGAGCATATCTAGCACAATCCTTTTCCATGAACGCCTCTTCGATTACAGCTTTAAAGTCTTTATTTTTGTAAAGACGTAGCAAAGCATCTCGAAGAGCAACTCGTTCTTTATTCAATCGTTTTTCTTCTGCAATTTGATTTACAGACATTAATTATCTCCCAATGAATTCATCGTTATTTACTGGACCCGTGCCTGCTTGATTGTTCCTCGGTGGGTATAATCTTGCAGTCGAGTTCTCAGTTAACTCAGTTAATTTATTGAAGCCTATAGCTGCTGCAATATTAGGGGGAATCTCTCCAGGCTTGGTAGATTGAACCAGTGCCTTAGTAATTGTGAGATCCTGGTTCCCTTTGGCTTGTGCTTTCTGTTTTTCCAGATCTCTCTGGTGCTTAATACCACTACCTTGCTCGAATGTATCTAGGTTGTCTTTGTCTCCTTTAGCTTCACGTTGTTTGGCATCTGCAAGATTTCTTGCAATTTCAGATTTTAGTTTTTCAATCTCAAGTTGTGCTCTTTCAAGTTCCAGTTGCTGAAGCATTAGTTCGTGTTCTGATGGTTCACGTCTAAAGTTTCTAAGTTCTTCAGCTACATCAGGCATTCTCTTCAGAGATGCAATTTCAGCAACCAACTTGAGTGCTGCTTCTGGCCCTGCAATAGGACCAATAGTCTGAGCCATGAATGCCAAATCTTGTGCTTTGGCATCATCTACTTCTGCTGTAGAGATATCAACAATAAGATCATAATTTCCTTTTAGATCTTCTCTGTTGATTTCAACAAATTCTCTATTGGTTACTCTTACTACTTCAACCTCATCCAGAAACTCAGCATTCATGGCAATGATTTTTTTGCCAATCTCAACTACACCTTTTGCCAACCTTCTGAGAATAGCCATTTCGCGTTTAGAGGTTGCATCCAACGCTCCCTTAATACCTGTTGCTACTTGGCCGTAGGCTGAACCAGAAATACCTCCTGAGAATGCTTTTACCCCTGACATAGATTCAGCTTCTTGATGCTGAAGCTCCCAAATAGTTAATGCACTATTTGGAATTTCAGGGTACTTGTGAGTGTACACAGCAGTAGCTGGATGGAGACCAGCTTGGGGGTTATAAACGTAGTCCTGTCCTTGCTTGAATTTCCTCTCGTTAACCATGTCAAGGAAACCAGCAGGAATACCAGTTTGAGCATTGGCATTTCGACCTAACAGGTCAATCATGCCTCTCATAACTGCACCAGCAATGATTTGGTTATCCCTTAGCAGTTCACTGTCTGGTTCACCAAAAAGCTCTCGTTTTACTGGCAGATAAGGGATAACAACAAAGGGAAGCTTTCCATCAGGGAATGGAGACTCCTCCATTCGAATCAATACGTTACCTACCCAGGTAGCTACAATGGGAACCATGATCCCATCATCATGAATATCGTGATATCCCCAGTATTCATAAGCAGTGACTTTGGTTTTCATTTCATCTTGGAATTTAAAACCAAACTCTTTATCTGCCCTGTCTGGGTCTACAGATGTCTCAGACCATTTGATCTTGTCTAGATTCTTGTAGTTGGCAGCATTCTTTAGAAGCTCGTGCTTACTGGTTTCGTAGGCATGTACAACAAAGAGTGCATTGTCCAAATTACCTTTACAGGTAGGATCAATGTATACGTCTTCCGGATCTAGAACATCAACGGTAGGTCTGTTGATGAGGGTTTTCTCTACCTCTTCTTCAACATATCCAGAGATCTCTACACGAACAGGAATACCTGTTTCTCGGTAATATGAAACAGCTTCTCGCATTTCCTCTGGAACTGTTTCATTAAACTCTCTTGGATTTTGAATGCTGAATTCAGTTAGCTGATTCAGCTGATCCAGTAACATCAGAAACTCTTCGTCTTCTGGACCTTGTGGCTCTAACGGGTAGTACTCAAATACAGGTACTTCTTCAATTACTTTAGTGGTTTGGGTTTCCCAACCCACACGACAAATAGCTGTACCTTCATCTACGACTGATCTTACAAGATCATCAATGAATTTGATTTTGTCGATTTTGGTTCTGAATTGCCAGTTGAGAACCAGCTCATTCTGTACAGCACCTTCTTTATCTTCAAAAGTAACAGGAATGACTTGGAAGAGTTTTTCTGAGCTGAGGAAGGGTTCTGTGAGTGCAGAGTATCTCCATTCAGCTTGCTTACGGGCAAGCTTGGGTTGAACAGATGATCTCCCAGGAACAGAAGGAGGGGCATACTTTCCCTTAGCTGCCATAAGATCACGCCAATCTTGAATCTTGGCCATCTGATCTCGATGGGCAGTTTTGGAATCATTGAACAGACCTTGGAGTTCAGACAGAGTGGGTTCTTTTTCCCAATCTGTCAGTGGTCTTGGATTATCATTCATTTCCATCAAGATGATTCCTGTCGTTTTTAATTAGGCTAATAAAATTCTGAGCAGCTACTCTACACTGTTTAAGATCTGCTCTGAACTCTTTAACCAATTCTCTGCCCTCAGTAAGAGATCTGTCGAGTCTGGCAGCGTGTTCAGCAAGCTCTCTGCATTGATTGCCTGCATTTTCTGCTCTTGCTCTATATATATTACTTCTCTTTTCGGATTCCCACATCCTGCCATTAAACTCGCTACGAAGATCAGTAATATGTTTTTCATATTCATTTTTAGTTTCTTCAAGTTGGGCGAGAATCTCTGATTGTCTCTTGGCGTGTTCTTCCAGCTTCTGTCTGTGCTTTTCTTTGAGTTCTTCTATTTGCAGTCTTATCTGGTACTTTTCTTCGCTGTTTTTTAAGTTTGTTCTGTAGGTGCCTGTGTTGTACCCCAAAACAAAAACAACCACTAGAACCAGAAAGAAGAGGAATATCTCTTTAATTTTCATTGCATGATTCCTCTGGGATATTTCCAATCCTGTTGGAGAACCAACCAACAGTGAAATCCTGAAGATTTGTTAAGCTAAGGTAGTGATATCCTTGCTGAGCATCTAAAGATCTAAGCATCAGCTTACATGCAAGAACACTACCTCTCTTCTTAATCAAAGCTTTATGGGCTGCTAATGTATTAGGCCCAATAACACCATCTACTTTGATACAAGAATAGTCTTTACAGTTTCTGGAGAAGCTATTTAAAGATGTTTGATACCACTTTGCTGCTCTTCCTTGTCCTACATTTACTCCAGCATCTACCAGTTTTTTACCTACTGGTTCAGATAACTCAATTACCCCATCAAATCCTGGTTTGTAAACGTAAGTTTGAGCATAGATATCAATAGCTACATCTTCAGGAAGATCCTTCATGGAACCAGTATAACCATGCTGAGCAGCAGTGGACTTGGTTATACCCTTATTGGTTTCTCCACCAGGATCTGAGGGGTGGTCAACATAACCACCCTCTACAGCCAGAATGCTAAGTATGATTGCTAGAATAGCACTAGGATACTTAACACTCTTCTTCATACATAGATACTCCAGCCCTTAGTTTTTCCATTCTAAGAGCATGAAGCTCTTGCCTTCTTCTTTCTTCTTCTTGTAATTGTGCTTTCTCTAGTTCCCATTTTTCTTTGTTTCTTAGATTTTGTCTTCTCTGAAAATACAGGTTAAAGGCAAAACCTAGAACAGTAAGAATGATCCCCAGTAAGACAGCAAAGCCACTGCTAGACAGATATCCCAGAATAAGGGATATTGTCCCGCCCCCCATACTCTTTGTTCCCAGCGATATCATTGTGCTGTCCACAGTACTACTACCTACATTTTCAAGGGGTTTCATCACGCACCTCGACTCTTGAGGAATCCAGGATACGCATATTTTTTATATCTCTGTGGGATTCCGTTGGTTTATTGATATCGTCAAAGAATACTGAACTGTTACTTATCAGTACTGGTTCTTCAATAATTTCAGGCTCTTCCCAACCTTGAAGTTCCATTACTCTTCTCCTCCATTGTTATTCTCAAGAGCCTCTACACGAGAGGTTAGATTAGCAACGGAACTTTCTAGTAAAGATATTGTATCCTCATGGGTTGAAATAATTCCACTGAGGTCACTTAGCTGAGTATTCAGGTTTTGAAGTGCTTGGTCTAAATCCGAAAGTGTACTGCTGTGCCCTGAAACAATCCCATTGAAGTTATTCAACTGGGTATTCAGGTTTTGAAGTGTCTGATTTATCTGTACAAATTTCTCATCGTACTCTTCAACTAGAATTTGAAGATCAACTAAATCATTCCACTCAGTACCATTTACATACTTCCATTGAAGAACAGAACCTTCACTTCTGAGTTCAATATTTCCAGATCTCAGGTTCTTAATGTTGTCAGCCACGAGCTTGATATCTGAAAGATTCTCTAGAGCTTTCTTGATATCCATATAGGCTCTGCCTAGCTCGTGTTCTCCCCTGAACCTGATTTGATTAAATGGATTAGTCATCAGACCCAACCTCTGTTGTTGAATGCGTTTGCTGTAAATCTGGATTCAGATAAAGCATCTGCCTGTTTAAGACTATTAATTGCAGTGATGTATTGAATCTGAAAATCCTGACCGAGCCTCATGTTATCACTCGACCCCAAAGTCATGAACACTTTAGAAGCAACAAACATTCGTAAAGCTGGAACCATGAAATCAGGAATATCTAATTCTTCATCCAGATTTTCAGTGGTTACTAATTGAGGCTTGGCTGAGTAGTGTACAAATAACGTAACCTTATCTTCAGGGTAAGGCACAGTAAGAACATTAGGTCTTAAAGTGAATACACTCCTAAAGTCAGATTCATCATTTAAAGATCTTTCTCTGTCGAAGTTATCCCAAACAGCTAGTACTTTTAAAACATCTCCTTTGAAAGGAGTTCTGTTTGAATCCAAGATATAAGGAAAAGGAACATCAGGCTGGGGTTGCTGAGACACAGCAAATCTGCTGAGTAGATGGTAGTCAGTGATGTGATCATAGAGTTGAATGTGTACTACCTTTTCATTCAACTTAAACCTAGTGGCCAGATCCATTAGACCATCATTGATATAGGTAAGTACTCTACCCATATGTGCTTTGTTGATGGTTCCACTACCTTCATTACCTATAGAGGTGTTATTAAATTCACCATATGAAAGCTGAGATAACAGGTGTCTTGCGTTCATTCAATCACCTACACAATATAAGAACTTAGGGACGAGGTTTCATTATATGTTGGGAGACTCCAAATCCCTGATGAATCTCTTGATGTTGGGATTACAGCACCTGGTTTCACAGCATCCAAGTGAGGCAACATTGAGATAGTATCTAAGAAGTCATCTTTACCCTTGAAGCCAGTTCTCATTGCCAGTCTTAATTGTTCCATGCCTACTTGCAATGCTTCATGGTCTTTCTTATCTACTGGGAAATAAATCTTCTTGTTTTTAAATAGAGGAAGCACATAGCTAAAGTTGGTGAGCTTATCTGCTGTTCTTCTGATCCCTGGATTATTTCCATTGTTGTTACTGGTAAGTGTGAACCAGATATTCTTTCTCAGCATCTCTTGTTGAATCCAAGAGATAAACCCACCCTGCTGACCGTTTACTTCAATACCTACACCTAATGGCCTGTATTCCGATACAAAATCAAATAGCCTGTTGATAGTGACATCCATAGTTACACGGCTTGCCATCCCATCAACCCAGAACCAGTCACCATTATTGTTAATGGCCCACACAGAAATTACAGAATAGTCAGCATGTTGTTTGGCAGAAGTAGCAAAGTCAGTGGTGATATAGAAATTGAAATGACCTCTGTTTTCCATGAAGGTTTTAGAGTCATACCACTGAATATCTGAATCAAGAACCAGTCTATCTTCTTCGTTAGTAATTCGAAGCATCAACTCCTGATAGAAGTCATTTATTTTGTTCTGGTTCTTATAGAACTCGTATTGAGTCATTAGAGCATCATAGGAGAATCTATCTTCCCATGCTCCCCTGAAGTCCTTTCTTTCACATGGGAACTTCTCTGCTACAGGGTATACGTTTACTGTCCATGCACCTGATTCAACAGCCTTAACGATTACGTCTTCCTTGTTGAATGGTGTACCATTGAACACCACTTTTCTGTTTACTGGGTCCAGAGCCTGCATAACTCCCTTGTAAACAGTATCTTCAATGGCTTCCATAGTAGCTTTAGACACAGCATCAGCATCCCCAATCAAATCATCAAGGATTGCTAGAACAGGTCTCTTACCAAAGATCTTAGATCCACGAATACCTGTAGCTGCACCATACAGTTTGACCCCAAGTTTCTTACCGGCTTTGTTTGTGAACTCTAGGTACTTATCTGTGAATTTAGCTTCAGGAATCCATTCCTGTAGAAATTCACTATGGTTGTATCTGAACTCAATGTTTTGTCTGGCGTTTTTTACACCGTTATCAATTGAGTCTGATACATAAATAAATCCCCATATCGTACCCATATGAGGAAGTTCCCCAAATACGGCTAAGTACAGAGTCAGATACTCCATGAATACTGTTGTCTTGGCAGCACCTCGAAACAGTAAATTCACAATGTACTGATCTGGGGTGGACAGTTTGTCCAACATGGCAAGATGAACAGGAGGAGTCTTATGTGATTCTCCATCTTTGCCGTTTACCAATTTGATAAAGTTCATGAACTTTAAGGAGAATTCTGAGGGTACATATTTCCCTGAATTCAGGTATTCATACGATACCTCATCCAATAGTTCATCAAGAGTTTTAGCTCTTTTCTCAGTTAATTCTTTCATACTCACCATCTACAATAGATGACTCAGCAATTGATTTGGCTGTTATACCAGACTCAATAAGTTTTTTCTGTTGTCTGGCTAGATCTGTAATAGCATTCTGTAGATCTTTCAATCCAGAAGTTTCAGGTGTTCCAATATTTAATTGGACCTGTGCAGTCTCCTTCTTAACCAGATGTGTGAGCAAACTATTTGCAGCCTGTGTTCTAGCAATAGCAGGATTAGACTCATCAGTCATAATCTCAATCTGCGTATTAATTGCCTTCTGTACTGCATCCTGGTTCAGGATATGAATTGGAATCAGACTCTGCTCAAGAATGGCATTAACAAGTTTGTTCTTGTTATAAGCTGCCACGTAAGCAGAGATGTCTTTTTTTGAAGCTCCCTTTGCAACAAGAGCAGCGTGTCTATCAGGGAAGGTTTTGAAGTAACTATCTTGGTTGTTATAACCCATTAGCTTGTAGCTAACATAAGCTACAGCATTCATATAGTCTTCAAGCTTATACTTTCCATCCTGAAGGACACGTGTATAGGTAATGAAGTTTTCTCTAATAGTCTCTGCGTGCAAAGGATCAGCACTGATATTGTTGATCTTATCAACAAGATCTTGTGTAACACTGATCTTTAGCTTCTCAGGGAGAGCAGACTGAAGTTCTTTCTTAGAGATCATTTCTACTCCTTTTTTGGTTCTTAAAAATCTTGGGGTTTAGGTAGGATTTAGTATATATGAGGAAATTTTTGGTGTACAAAGACATAGTAGGCACCATCAGATTTGTTAATACAGGAGATGAGTGTCCTATTACGTATTTGAAATGGGGTAAGAAACTTCCTTCTATTCTTGTGAAAGCTGGAGCACCCGCACCTTATTCCCCTGTATTTGCCTTGATTAACTGCAAATGAAGTCTTTTTTGGTGTTTAAAGACTTTTGAAAGAATGCCTTCCTCCAAGGGCTAGTAAGTCTGACAGGCAGACTAGGTGAATACCCTGTAAATAAAATAAGCCTAAATTGAAGTCTTTTTTGGTTGTTTGGATCTCTTGAGAGAACCAAGCTGGAACCAGAGATAACTAGACAAGCTGAAAAGCTTTTGGAAGAATTACAAACATACACCCGTAGCTCAGTTGGATAGAGCAGGAGCCTTCTAAGCTTTTGGTCGTAGGTTCGAATCCTACCGGGTGTGCCAATTAAGAGGGTCTCAAGCTTAAGTGGTATAAGCATCCCGCTCATAACGGGGAGATACAGGGTTCAAATCCCCGGAGACCCACCAAAACGTGTTTACTTACAGTCGTATCCTCTGATGAGCTTCCGACTTTAAATGAAGCGAAACTCCCAAATGGGAGTCAGGAGTCCGTCATTTACGGACCGTGGATGAGTTGTTACCCTTATCATCCATGAACTTAATGACTACTGAGCAACTCAAAACTCATAGTCGATGGGTAACGGTAGCCTTGAGAAAGCTACAAGTTGTTCGTTGTGCTAGTATTCAGGACGAGAAGACAGGATGTCCTGGTACGGTATAGTGAGCAGCCGTCAACCATCCTGATGGAGATTCCGGAGTCTTTGTTAGGATGGTTGGTGGATGTTCATTATTGATGAGTAGCTTAATGGTAAAGCACCCGGCTGTTAACCGGGCAATTGTAGGTTCGAGTCCTACCTCATCAGCCAATTTTGGTAAGCTGGCTCAGCTAGAGGGCTGGTGGATCTGGTTTCTAGCGACCAGATTACAGGTTCGAATCCTGTCTTACCAATCAATTTATTCGGAGTGTAGCGCAGAGGTAGCGCGTCTGCTTTGGGAGCAGAATGTCGGGAGTTCGATCCTCCCCACTCCGACCAAACACCTTTCCCCCTAGGTGTACTAGTGCCTCATCGACGCCTCATCGAGAAAGCACTAACCGTTCCCTCTGGCGGTATATCCAGAGGGCATCGAGAAGGGATCGTGAACCGCAGTTGATCGAGCGGGATTGTTCAGTAGGGTCCGTGTGTCCTGTCGCGCGAAAGGATTACCTCCCTCTGGCCCGGTTTGCCCCGGACGATCCTTTCTCGATGCAGGTGAATGCGTAGGCTGATACGCGAGAGTCGCAACTGGCAGATACTTTTCTAGGTAAAGGTTATAGCTGGCGCCAGCGAATTCGGCGTGGAGAGAAACCGCGCAACCGATACCCGAACATGTAGGAATGCTGCCATGCCGGAGATCAGCACCGGCCACCTGCATTACCCGTGCGACGGGTAGCTGGGAATATTCGCGTCATCCAATACCAGCACTTTAAGGGGAAGTGGTGTAGTGGTAGCCACGCTGGTCTTAGAAACCAGTGCTGAAAAGCGTGAGGGTTCGAATCCCTTCTTCCCCACCAATTAAGGAAGAGTGGCAGAGTGGTTTAATGCATCGGTCTTGAAAACCGACGACTGTAACAGGTCCGTGAGTTCGAATCTCACCTCTTCCGCCAATCAATGCCAATGTAGCTCAATAGGTAGAGCAGTGCTCTTGTAAAGCAAAGGTTGTAGGTTCGATTCCTATCATTGGCTCCAATATGCGGGTGTAACCCAACAGGCAGAGGTAGAGGACTTAAAATCCTTTCAGTGTGGGTTCGAATCCCACCACCCGTACCACTTTATTTGTAGGTATACTACTTTGCACGGTCACCAACACTACCGAGGTATACCTATGAGTGAAGTAACATATAATGTTTTTCTGGTGTCTGGTTCCACTGGGGAACTTCAAGTACTCCTCACTGATGAGTCAGTAGAAACAGTTGAGGATGCTGTAAGGATTGGGAATATTTCCCACCCTAGCGAGGAAGATCCTGAAGGCTTCTCCGATAACCACGTCCTGTATCAGCATATTCGTCAAATGCTGTATCACGTCAATCGTGAAGGAGAGTCCTCATTCTGGCCAGACAACATTACTGATCTGTCTCGTCTGAGTATCAAATACTACGAGCCAGAATCTACTCCTGAACCAGAACCAGAGCCTGATCCTGAACCAGAACCTGATCCAGGTGAAGGCGAAGATGAAGGTTAAACTTTAAAGCAATACCATATAGAACCCTCTTCGGAGGGTTCTTTTTTATTTGATTTAGGAGAAATTAAATGCTGAGCAATTACATTAAAAGCAAGGAACCAGAAAGACAAAAGCTCAATGAGCAGATTGAAAAGTTTCTGGCTCAAGGAAAGAAAATTGAAGTACTACACTCCCCAAAAGAAGATCAACCTTCTCGAAGGGTACAAGTAAATGAACTCTTCTGATCATTCCAAGGCAATAGCCAAACTCAAGAATTTTATTGAAAGCCTCGTAGAACACGAGGCTTTTTTAATTGAATCACCCATATCGTCTATTGTTTGGATCATACAGATCCCTAAGAAATTCTTTCCACAGGTCAAAGCCTACGTGGAAATCAACAAAGATGAGATAGGTGAAGTCTCTCTGGTTCCCTCAGACGTGATCTATTCCAGAGTCGATCCAGTGATTAACTATATTTCTGATATAGCCCCTGAAGGGAAAATATTCAGGAGGGGTATGTGAATCTCATTACCTATAGAAGATGAATATATTATTAAATAATGCAAAAATTGTGCCCGTTTATATATGTATCGGGGAAAAATCTTTAGGGGGGTTGAGGATATTTAAGTATCAAATTAGTGGGTGGTCTTGCTGACACTGACACACTCTTCGAAATATCCCCCCCGTACATCTCCTCCATATTTTTTTACCCCMCCCCCCATTGACACTACGCAAGCGTAGGTCTGGCATTCCAACCAACCTTAACCTTGCGAGGTGAACTATGTCTTCCATCCGCTCTACCGTAGCTGCTCTGAACAATGGCATCCAAGGATTCATTCGATCCTCTGGTTCCTTGCTTAACGGKGCAGCTACTCGTATTGCTGCATATCTCGAAACCGAGAACGAGATCTACGAGCAAACTCGTGAGATCGATATCGAGCAACGTGTAACCTCCCGTGTTGCCGAGTTCTACGACTTCGAGACTATGCTCAACGATAAGTACGGAGCTGCTGGTACTGAACGTATCAATCAGCTCCGTGAGCAGTTCGCTGCCAAAGCTCAAGCTCGTCTTGAGAAATCGTCCAAGTAATTAGAGGAGCCAAGGGGAGAAATCCCCTTGGAAATTACTATGACTATTTCCTGCGTGAACATTGGCAACAACCGTTACTTTATCTTCTTCGAGTACGAAGACGGTACAGTAGACTTCATGGAGATCTCCTCGTGAGATCTCCTTTTATTTTTTACACAAACACTGACACAGACACTCCTAGATAGTCTCCTTGCTCTCCTAATTCTCTCACCTCCGTAAAGGCTCCTGTAAGGCTCTACAAGAGGCGTTAGTCCTTACCCTAGGTAACCCCTTAATAGAGGTGAGATCGTTGCAGGAGGAGGCTCTACAGACTGTCTACACCACTCTCAACTCTATCTACTTCCTTCCTCAATCCTAAAGATCACCTAAACACTGACTCCTTTCCTGCTGACGTTCTGTGCCAAGGTGTTTCCTTCTTCTCTCGGTGTTGGTTTTGACTGGCTGTTCGTTCCTTTTTTCTTTCCTTTCCTTCTTCGTTGCTGTTGGTTCCTTTCTGCGCAAGCGCAGGTTTGGTATGTGCAATTCCGTGCATACCTTTCCATTAACAGTCCTTGGAGGGACCGAACCATGCTGCAACCCAAACTGAACATTGCTCTGGGCAAAAACAAAAACACCGTTGAAGAGCGTGCTCCGGAGAAGTACTGGCTCAACATCGGTGAATTTGTTGAATATGAAACCGAAGATGGCGAGATCGAACGTCAGTTCATCAGCCTGAACTACGGCATTCCGCTGTCTTCGGTGCCCGACATGAAGAAGGGCAATAACCTGCACTGGAACGCAGTCTGTGATGCCAAAGACGGACTGCGGGACCAGCTGCTGGAAATTGCCCAGAATCTGAAGCCGGGCGAAACCTTCGAGTTCCCCATTACTGTGCAGATCCGGCACGTTGGGGAGAAGCCGGAAATCACCGCAGAAGAGAACCCGATGCGTGTGAAGCTTCGGATCTCCTAAGCAACAAAGGGAACCAGTATGCCTTAGGGTGTACTGGTTCCCTTGTTTAGTTGAGAAGATAGTCCATGAGCAAAGTCATCAGATTTAAGGACGACGGTAGCTACTCTCTCTTGGATATGAAGACATTTAGCAAGTTCGTGCTAAGTAAACGTACTTCACATACTGAGGAGTATTTTAAGTACGTCTGGAGATCAAAAGTTTATAAAAGTCTTTGGTTTACAACAGACAGCCAGGCACATCAGCAAATTAAACTTATCTCACTCAGTGAGTTACCTGAGTTTGTTAGAGCTTTGATAGTCATTTATGACATCTGAGGAACCAGAAATGAAAGTTAACTACAGCGAGAAAAACAAATTCGTGAACTTTGACGATATCAATATAGGAGAGTGCTTTATCTTTAAAAATTTGCTCTACATCAAAACCATCGAAAATGGCAAAACTGCCAGTATGACAGGATGCAGGCTGGATACTGGCGTTATAGATGGATTTCTTCCAGGCACGATGGTGTTGTCTGTAACGGCAGAAGTTACAGTCATCTCGTAATGGAACCAGAGTTAACTAACCTAAATACTAAAAGTTAACTTTTTAGGTTTTTTGGCTAAAGACAGTCTAAAAACTGACGGGGAACCAGAAGGATGTTCAGTATGTATTTAACACTGTTTGTGCTTGTGTTCCTGAGTCTGTTCTCTTTCCTTGCAGCCCGACAAAGACAAGAGGAGAGACATACATTGGGTGCTGTAATTAACCTTCTCCTATGTGCCGGTTGGATAACAGCAACTGTGTACGTCTTCTGCACTGATTAACTTTGTGGAGAACCAGCAATGAAAGAAAGAGATAAGTGGATTGCTTTGGTTATTTTCAATGTCGTGCTCTATGTGGCACTGGCTGTTGAGATAGCCTTCTTTGGGAAGCCTATGTAATGAATTACAGAAAGCATAGTGATTCGTTGAAGATGGTGGCTTTGGTTGCATATGAGTTTGGAGTTAAAGGACTCCTGTATGACCGAATCACCTACACCAACTACATAGACTGAGGAAGAACAATGAAACACCCAGAATGTTCTATGTGTGGTAGTGATCAAGTAGTTCTCGATGCCTACGCTGAATGGTCTTACGTACTGCAAGAGTGGGTATTGCAGTCTACTTTCGATGATGCTTACTGCCTTGAGTGTGAGGAAAGTACAGAAATCAATTGGGTAGAGGACGAGTAATGTTTGAAATCATTGTGGTTAGTCTTCTAGCTGTAGTTGTAATAGGTTTTCGAATTGAGAAAGTCCTTAACAACATCAAGCTAACTTGGTGGGACCATCTAGCGTTGGCTATTTGCCTTGTTTGGTTCTATTTTGTTTTCCTTTGGGCATTCGAGGCACCTCCTCAATGAATAATAAAAAAACCCACTACGAACTTCGTACTGTCACTGACTTTGTAATTTGTCAGTATGTCGATTTTGGCATGTTAAAGCGCCATCTGACGACACATTACAGCCATCTGACAGATTACAAGATTGTTAAGGTCACCAAAGAAGAGGAAATTATCTATGAAGCCTCTGGCAGTTCAGAAACAAGAACATCTAGAGACTCTGTACAACAAGTTTCAGCAGATTCCCTTTCTGACCAAGCTGTTTGAAGAGGCTAACATTGCACCAGCAGGTGACCCTGCAACACCTCATATCATCAAGCTTCTGGTTCATCTTGCTATACAGAAACGGCTACAAGTAGGGGCTGCTATTGGAATATTAGCTTCCAAGATCAGCCTTGAAGATGCTGTTACTGTTATTGAGGCTTGTGTAGAAGCTGGGATTGTGGCTCATGATCCTAAAAAGAATGAGCTGATAGTAGTGCTGGAACCAGACAAGGCTACACAGGAGAAGATGAAACATTATATGTTTCCACCTCCTATGGTATGTAAGCCTAAGACTGTAAAGCACAATGGACAGTCTGGATATCTTCTGATTGATACTTCTGTAATGACTAAGAAGTCTCATACCAAAGAAGATGTCTGTCTGGATGTAATAAACATCCTTAACAGTTTCCAGTTCAAGTTGAACCTGGACATCTTGAAATACTCATCTAAGTACAAGTCTCTTTCTAAAATGAAAGAAGGAGAAACTGTAATTGAGTACAACAAGAGGCTGAAGCAATGGAAAAACTTTGACAGTGAAACTCGTGAGCTGATCAAGAATCACTATTCTGATGAAGATACTATCTGGTTCACTCACTGCTACGATAAAAGAGGTAGGATCTACTGTCGTGGATACCACTTCAATTATCAAGGCTGTGAGTGGAGAAAGGCTCTTATCCAATTTGAACCAGAAGTCCTTCAGGAATAAAAGCTAACTGGCTTACTGAATAAAGGCACTTACATAGTGCCTTTTTTATTGCTTGGAGGAAGCAGTAATGATTAATACCACACTCTTGGTTACTCGCTTGAATGCTAGATGTCTGCAAATTGTAGCTGAAGAGTCAGGAGTATCTTATTCCTGTCTTTCAAACATTAGGCACGGTAGGACCAAGCTACCTCAGCATAGGACATTGCTAAAACTCCTCCCTGTTCTTGGTTTAAAACTGGAGATCAAGAATGATTGATTTCACTCCCAAAGACTTTCTGTACTCTGAAATTGCTGGTCGTTTTGGGAAAGATAAAAACAGCTGGGATGATCGTCTGCTTTGGACCTTGCTCAATATTGATCATTTCGAAGAGCTTGCTGCTGAAGCTAAGGAACCAATCCTGTACCAAGCTGCTGTTCAAGCTCTGAGAGATGTAGAAGCAGGAAAGCCTACTGGTTATCCAGTCATGTTTGACTGCTCTGCTTCAGGTATGCAACTTCTCTCAATTCTTACGGGAGATAGGAATGCTGCTCGTATCTGCAACGTCATAGGACAATCCTTTATTGATCCCTACCTTCATTTGCATGGTTCCATGCAGGAGCGTTTAGGAACCAGTGAAATCATTGAAAGGGATTCAGTGAAGAAGGCCATTATGACGAGTCTCTATGGCTCTGAAGCTGAGCCAGAGAAGCTATTCCAAGGCAATGCCTTGAATGCTTTCTATGAGACTATGGAAGCTGAGCTACCTCTGTGCTGGGAACTTAATCAGGCAATTCTGGATTTTCTCAAGGGGAGTGATGCAGAGGCTTACAGATGGGTCATGCCTGATAACTTCCATGTGAACTGCCCTGTAACCGAAACGGTATACACGGAGGTAAGTTGCTTGGGTTCTACCCACATAGTAGGGCAGAAGAAGCAGCAGGCTCATAGAAGGAACAGAAGCCTTGGAGCCAACATGACTCACTCTGTTGAGTCTTTCCTGGTTCGAGAGCTTATCCGTAGGTGCAACGTACCTAACGGAACTCGTATCAAAGTACGAGAGCTTCTCAATACAGGGAGAACCAGCATCAAACATAACAGGAAAGAAAATATAGAGATGGCTTGTAAGCTTCAATCTCTGTATGAGAAATCAGGATTCATGTCTGCACGAATCTTTGAATATCTGGATAACACCAGTATTCAATTGGTAGACGTGGCAGCTGTAGAGAATATCTTCAATACAGTTCCTGATAAAACCTTTCCAATTAAGTCAGTGCATGACTGAACTAACGGTCTTTCATGGGGTAATCCATGTCAAAACAGGGTGAATTGCTGGAAAGCTAAGGGTTCATAACCTATGCCAATCAGCAGCCAAGCCTTGGGAGGAATCCCTTGGAAGGTTCAGAGACTAGGACATACCGCCCAGAACGGGAGATGAAGTCCGTAGGATACTCAAGCGAGATCCGAAGCGCCCTGCTCCTACATTGCTATTCAAACGTAGGATGATGATATAGTCCGACACTCTGGTGAAAACCAGAGACTACCTGTATATTAGGTTTGACCACCAACATGGATGGACCTAATAAATGAAAATCGTAGAAAAACTAAGCCCCCACAAAGTGCTTATTGAGTGCTCTGTCTGTGGTAATCATGAAGTAAAAGATTACTATACTGCCATAAAAAGCAATACAGGGGATCAATGCAAAAAATGCTCTAATGCATTGAGGTACACAAATTATGACGACCGAGAAGCAATTAAGAAAATTCTTAATTATGATCGGGAGACTGGTTTGTTAACCCTTACCCGTAACCAGAGAACTAAACTTAAGGGTGATGTTGTTGGGCAAAAACATGGAGAAGGATACCTCTCTGTGGTTTTGAACAATAAGGCAGTACTAGTCCATAGACTGATCTGGTTCATGGAGACAGGGGAATACCCTATACAAATAGACCACATAAATCACATCCGGGATGACAACAGGTGGGTCAATCTTCGTGAGATTATTCCACGAGAAAACCAACTGAATATGTCAAAACGGACAAGTGCTTTAGGCATCCAAGGGGTTAGACAGCTCAAATCTGGAAAATTTAATGCATACATAATGGTCAACAGGAAACAAATAAATTTGGGAGCCTACGTTGACTTGAATGATGCAATAAATGCCAGAAAAGAAGCTGAAATTTTCTACGGTTTTCATCCTAATCATGGCAGGTAGGTTAAGGGTAGCGCCTTAACTAACAGATGGTTTTGCTGTACATCCCAATAATGCTTTGGATCTTCTTTTGGTGTTTAGAAGTCTCTACGCCGAGCTGTCTCAAAGCAACATGCTTAACTACTTATTGGGATGTATAAGTGGTGATGATATGGGAGTAGACATTGAAGATATGTCTGAAGACATTCTTCAAGCTACCTATATCCTCACCTAACCCACTCCCACAGGTTAACGCCTGTGGGAATTTTTTTTTAAGGAAGCAAGATGAGCAATCTTAAGAATCTGTACACCGTTTCCCCTAAACACGCTCCTGCCCTTCTGGAGAAACTGTTTGAGGCAAATCTGGTTCCCTTCCTGAAGTCTCCACCCGGACGAGGGAAGTCAGCTTTGTTTCGTGCATTTGCTGAGAAATGGAATTTAGAACTAATCGACATTCGACTGTCCATGTATGAGCCTCAAGATTAATTTAGTCCTTTACGGTAGAAATACCGTATCGAAAATCGCCTAAACGGGGGAACTCCGACATTGATTAAATGATGAACCATATGTATTATTGGTTTACCGTTTAATCAAACAAGGACAATCCCGTGCTAAATACAATTTGGAAGCCTGTACCTGGATTTGAAGATCAGTATGAAGTTTCAAATACAGGACAAGTTAGATCAAAACTAAGGTATGTTCCTACGAGCCGAGGAAAGGGGTTAAGACCTGTAAAAGAAAAAATTATTGCTCAGACACTAGATAGTGCTAAGCAATATTTGCAGGTCTCTCTTTGGAAAAACAATACAGCAAAAACAGTAAATGTGCATAGACTGGTTGCTTCGGCTTTCCACGAGAATAAGGACAATCTTAGAGAGGTAAACCATATAGATGGAAACAAGCTAAACAATAATGCTTGTAACCTCGAATGGTGTACTTCATCTGAAAACAAAATACATGCTAGAAAATTAGGGTTATACCCCAATCTTGGCTTGAGTGGCTCCCAAACCAGTAAAGCTATTGGCAGAAAATTTAGCAAAACCAGTAAATTCCATAATGTTGGAAGAGACAATCGTAGAAATAAATGGATTGGATCAATAAAACATAATGGAAAAACCTACAAACCAAAAAGGTTTGATTGCGAAATTGAAGCTGCCAAGTATGTAGATATGCTTTTGGATGAAGTAAACGACACAGTTCGTCCTCGAAATTCCGAATTGTTAAATGCCTAACGACTATCCCGCAAGGGAGTAGGGCCAAGTGGCTCGAAACGGCGATAGCCCAAACAGGTCAAGCTGTGGGCTTTGATATAGTCTGCTCTGCATAGAGATATGCAGCAGTCATAGTTTGAAGGGAACTATGACGGGTGTGACTTAACGAATCACACTGAACACAAGGTTTACAGGTCTCCCTTTCGATGACGGTAAGAAGTCCAAATTCAAGCCTTTCGATCTGCTGCCTCTTGAAGGTGATCCTTTGCCCAAGGGCAAAGATGGATGGCTGATCCTGTTGGATGAGTTCTCACATGCTGAACCAGAAATGATTCGTGCCAGTTACAAGCTGGTATTGGATCGTATGGCAGGACAGAATCGAATTCATGAAAATGCTCTGGTAGCTCTGGCAGGTAACTCTGTAGATGACAATGCTCTAGCTAATAACACTGGTACTGCACTGAATAGCCGAGTTACTCATCTCATTCTTGGTTCTGATCCAGAATACTGGACTCAGCAGATTGCAGCACCTCAAGGTTTTGACCACCGAGTTATTGGCTTCATCTCTGCAAACAAGGACTGTCTGAACGACTTTGATCCAGACCAAGATGAGCACAGCTTCTGCTCTGAACGTACTTGGGAATTCGTATCTCGTCTGATCAAAGGCGTTGATGACGTAAGCCCTCTGACTCCTGCTATTGCAGGCACCATCACTCCAGGTGTAGCTACGAGTTTTGTTCAGTTCTGTGATGTGTATAAGGATCTGGTCAACATTAATGATGTTGTAAATGATCCTGAGAATTGTCCTCTGCCTAGTGAAAACGTAACACGTTGGGCATTGGTAACTCACCTGGCTAAGGAAGCAGACATAAATAACATTGAAGCATTGGCTATCTATGTTGATCGTCTGCCTATCCAGTACGTCATTATTTTCCTTCAAATGATTCGTGGGCAGAGTAGCCTTATTTCTAATAAGAAAGTTCATGCTCTGTTGGCACGTCTCGGGAAGATGCTCTAATGGAAAAAGAACTCGAAAAGGCATGGGACGAGTTAGTCGTCTCTGTCTTTATAGGCTCTAATAGAGCCTTCTATGGATCACTCTTGTGTAGTCTTGACCTGAAGTGGGATGAGACTATTCCCACTGCTGCTGTTACAACTGACATGGAAATCCTTTGGAATCCCAACTTCTTTCTAAGACTCCCAAAAGAGACTCGTAAGTTTGTACTGCTTCATGAGATCGAGCACGTTGCACGTTTGCACATGATTCGTAAAGGTGATCGAGATCATGAGACATGGGTACAAGCCTGTGACTATGAAATTAATCTGGCTCAGGTAGATGAAGGTCTTACCTACGAGGGAACCAGTCCACTTATCTCTGAAGAATATCGTGGTATGACTGCTGAGCAGATCTATGATCTGCTCCAGCAAAAGAAAGAAGATGGTGGCAATGGAGAGGAAGATAAAAATGGATCTTGGGGTGATGGCTCAACTGACATAGTGGAAGGCGAAGGTAATCAACCTGAGCTGACTCAAGCACAGATAGCCAAAATCATCAATACGGTAGCTAAAGCTATCCAGGCTGAGAAGATCTCTGGATTCAGTACAAATAAGACTGAAGCCATTGAATCCATCCTGAATAAATTCCTTAAACCTTCTCTGGATTGGAATAAGTTTCTGAGACGGTACATGACAGATAAGTTGCAAAAGCAACTGTCATGGAAAAGGAGAAACAAGAGGTACTCAGATATCTATCTTCCTTCCCGAAGAAAAGACAAGAAGGGACTTACCAATATTACCTTCTATCTGGATACCTCTGGTTCCATCACTAACAAGATGGTCGAGATCTTCAATTCAGAAGTGAAGTATGTATTTGAACACTTTCAGCCTAAAGCTTTGAATGTTATCCAGTTCGATACAGAGATTCGACTTGAAACTACCTATACCAGGGGAACCAGAATCAAACAGATGAAGGTATCTGGTCGAGGTGGTACTGATCTCACCTGTGTGCATGAGCACATCAAGAAAACCAAACCCAACATTGTTGTAGTCCTGTCTGACCTTGATTGTTTGCCTATGGAAACTATCAAGGGTTTAGACATTCTCTGGATCGTGTTTAATAACCCAAATGCCCAAGTACAACAAGGTAGGGTATTCCATGTAAATACAGGGGGTTAAATGAAAGATAAAGAGAAAGAATTGGAAAAATGGCTAGAAGCCTGTCCTCTGCCAGTAATCGGTAGAGTACTGGATGACAAAACGGATATCCGTTTTTTAGCAGCATCTCATTTTCTTTATAAAGAAGACCCATTAATTGCTATTCCATTAAGCACACTTGCTTCGCTTCTATTGAAAAGAGAGCAGCCATGACAGCCAAAAAATCCAACAAAGAAAAGAAGCCATTGCCTGGCTTTGAATTAACTGAAGTAGCATTAATTGCTTCTTTTTTGAAAATAGAAGCCTTGGAAGAAGAAAACGAGAAGCTACGCCAACTCCTGAAAGAACTGGTTTCTTGGATTCCCTCAGCTGATACCTACAGACGTTTGGGATTTGACCCCGAAGCACCAATGCGAGCGTATAAAGAGGCTAAAGCTGTACTAGGTATCACAAATAGTAAAGAAAATGCGTAAACGAAAAGGTCAACCATCAAATGTAATTACTTTGCCAACATGGCTATCTCAACGAAGTAAATACATAACCAAAACAGGTGGTGATTGGGGACCAGAAACTGTAGCTCTATGTCTGGCTCTGTCTTTACGAATTCACGGCACTGTTGATCAAGTTCGAGTAACTGCTCGTAGGTTGGCAGAACGTGTGTGTCGTGAACAGGAGCCAAAACTGAAAGGTATTGCTAGGGAACCAGATGACTCAATCGTAGTAATGACTGCTGAGTCCATCGTAAACCGAGTATGTGACCTTCTGGAGATTGATCCTGAATATAGGTTTACGTCAGGACTAGAAGTGAAGACGAATCATGAAAATCAGAACCAGTAATCTGATGGGATCTGCTCTCGATTGGGCAGTCATTGTGGCAGAACACGGCAAGCATGATGCCAATAACCTATCCCACATAGAACATTTCAAGAACATACGTGAAGGACATTCTCTGCACCAGCAAGCTCATTACTCTACTAATTGGTCACATGGTGGACCAATCATTGAGAGGGAAGGAATTGCTATCCGTGAAATCCATCCAGTTTCTGGAGAAAACGGGTACATCTTCACACGACGCTGGATAGCCGAGATGTTCCGTTTTCCTGGTGGACCACGGAAGGCCGTAGCCTACGGCACTACTCCCCTTATTTCTGCCATGCGTTGTTACGTCACTTCCCGTCTTGGAAATGAAGTTGAGATACCAGAGGAATTATTAGGATGAAAACTCTCTATGAAGTGAACTGGCATTACAATAATGACCTGCTGATAGGTATTAGCGTAACTCCCATCAAAGTACTACGTGAAGGTATCTTGCCTGGATGTTCAGCAGTTTCAATTTCAGCAGTAGATAAAGATGGTCATCAATTTCTAGGTAATCCTGAAGATTACTTTGAGACTGAAGAAGCTGCATGGAAGCAGGCAACAGTTGATCTTCAAGAAACTATTGCATCAGAGCAGCAGGCCATAGATGAAGCACAAAAACGTATTGAAAGCTTTCGCAATGTTCTCTCAACAATGCACGGAGAAATGCTGAATTTGTTATTGCGATAAGCACTTATGACATTGAGGGAACCAGGGAATGAAAGTCAAAGTAGAACGTGGCTTAAAACACTTTCGATTGTCATGGATGGATAACGGACAACCCTACAGAGAACTAATACCTTACCGTAATCCTGATGATACGTGGTGGGATCGAAAGTACTCCACAGAGGCATTAAACCTTCTGGAAAATGTTTACCACTATGTCCGAAGAAACATTCGATTCATAGAGGCAAACTAATGAATAAAACAAACTGGAACAGTGAACTTTCATCCTGGAGTGATGAAGATTTTATTCGTATCTTTCATGAACATCCTAACTTAGCAGATCGTTTACGAAAGGTACTTGCTAAACCAATGAGAGTACCCAAGGGTTATGTCTTGGTTGCTGAAAACTGCTTGGAGGAATTAATTGGTTCAGATCTTATGGATCAATTGCGTCAGTCATGTAGATTCCCAACTTCTAAGCACATACCCAGCACACAAACACTGTCAGATGAATACAAAGACATTCTGAAGGAATGCCGTAATAAAGCAATGTATTGGACCATGTATGGCAGGATTCCTGAGTGTGGTGTGTTTTCCCAAATTGCCCAAGATCTTGATTATCTCTGTGATCAACTGGGAATAGACAACGATCAATGAGGTAACAGTATGAGTCGAAAAACTAGAGCCTTGCGTGTATTCCTGCACCAAAACAAGAACCCCACCATTAAAGAAGCATGGGATGCTGCATGGAAACGAGCACAGAAAGTATTCCATGCACGGAGTATGCAGAACCTAGAAGAGAAACTTGCTTCTACTCAGGCTGAGCTTGAAAAGCTGAAGAGCTACTACGGGAATGGAATCGACTGCTTTGCTAATCCATGCAAAGAACACAGCGGAGAAAAGACACCCCCCTTCGATGAATTCTTTGAGAAGTACGGCGGGAAGTGTGTGATCTGTTTGGTGAACCAGAACCAAGAACTACGAGCAAAACTGGCAGCCTTAAAAGCAGGRGATGTTTAATGAAATTCTGATTTGGAGGTTTTGGATGGGGTTGGCGATTGTGGGGTGTATCCTTCAAGGATAAATGGTTTTTTGGTTTGWGTATTAAATCAAAAACCGTAGTTCACCCTGGTGTCGTCTTCTGTGAAAACTGTGGTTGTGACTGGCTCGACAACGGTTTAAATCCTGTTGGCTGTCCTTACTGCAAGAAAGGATAAGAACAATGATTACCCGCTATGAGCGTTTTGTAAGGGCACTGCAAAAGTTCCTTGATATTCTGGTTCCCCGCTTCCTCACTGAGGACATGGCATGTAAGAAGGTCGGGAAGCACGACAACATTATCTGCCTAATGCCAATTTGTTCATTGGCGGATGTCCAGCCTGGTGAAGTCTTTGACGCGATTGTGCGAGTCCAGATGTTTAATCTATTTGGATTTGGTCTATTCCCTAAGCCTATTGGCAAGCCACGTCCATTCGTGAATCCGTATGACGTGAAATGAGAGTAGGGAGAATAAAGTATGAACAAAACCAATGACAGTGGTCCTGCTTTTCCTGTCCATCGGGACTATGAAACATTCAATTCAGGGATGTCCCTACGCGATTACTTTGCAGCGAAAGCTATGCAGTCAATGCTGCTCAGCGTAGAGCAATCTGCAAAATACGAGCTTGATGAAGTATCACTGGATGTTATCCACGACGCTATTGCAGCTTGGTCTTATAGCATGGCCGATGCCATGCTCAAGGCAAGAAAGCTATCAAGTGTGGAGAAATAAGATGGGACAGAAGAAGAAGATGAAGGTGTTTCTGTGGGAAAACGTACTGACCGATTACACTAGCGGAATGATGGTTGCAATTGCACCTACCATTGAGGAAGCGCGAGCAGCATTGCTGAAGGAGTGCAGCTATATCCCGGAAAACGACCTGAACCAACAACCGAAGGAACTGGATTTGTCGGAAGCAGTCGGGTTCGTGTGCTGGGGCGGAGGCTAATCGTGACTAAGATCGACAGGTGGAAATTTCCACATGCTTATCACGACGAGTACCTTGAAGGCTACAACTCTTCTCCGTCTGACGAATGTCCTTACCCGACTTCAAAAATTGGAAAGTATTGTGCTTGGGTAGGTGGAAAATTCGACAGGTACGGAAGCACCGAAGGTAGGAAAAATGACCAGCATTACCGAGAAGATCTCCCAGTTGGGAGCAGCGGCAAAGGAAGCAGATAACTATACAAACATGCCTATGGAGGTTGATCCACGAGATATTCTCGAATTGATCTCTCGTATCCATATCTTGCAAGAGAGACAGGATGCTCTTGCACGTGAAAACAAGGCAATGAAACGCTGTGCTATTAAATATCTGGAATAGTTGGGAGTTACTCATGTGTCTCTTGACCTGGCTCTATATGAGGACATGCACAATCCAGATATGTGTGGTAATGCCGCCCTTGCCGCCAGCACCGGGCAGGGGGTGATGAAATGAACGGATACATCGCTGCGATTGGATTTATATTCTTGGGCAGCGCAGTTTTCGTCTTGGGTGTTTTTGGTCTGGTTTTCTGGCTTGGGCCGAAAATCGACGCCGCCATGCAGCGCACCAGCGATAGGGGCAACCATGACTGACATCGAACTTCTGGAACTGGCCGCGAAGGCGGCGGGTAAGACCATAGACCAAAAGACGTTCGGCGAATATCAGGACGCCCACAGGGGAATGGTAGTCGCTGACGGTGAGCACTGGAACCCGCTCACCGACGACGGCGATGCGCTGCGGCTGGCGGTGAAGTTGAAGCTACCGATTACGTTCTTAAACAGGCAGACGGCAAGGTGTACGCCAACTAATAAGTACGGAATAGAGCCTTGGGTTGACTGTGGAAGCTATTGGGATAGCTCAGATTCAATGTACTACCCATTCAGCGAAAAATGCGGAGACGACCCATACGCTGCCACTCGCCGAGCCATTGTTCGTGCTGCTGCCGAGGTTGGCAGACGAATGATTGAGGAGAACAAACCGTGAACTACAGCGACATCAAACTGCTGCCGCTGCCGGAAGGTGAGTCTTCAAGTTTCGGGAATTACGAGGTCCACGACAACGAAACGATGATCGAGTACGCCCGCGCCAACGTCCTGCACCACACCGCCCCGCTACAGGCCGAGGTTGAGGCGCTGTGGGCGGAAGTGGCTGAGTGGAAGCGCGTTGCCTCCGCACAGGCGGAACTACATGGCGAAGCCGAAGCCCGCGCCGAGCAACTGGCGAAGACGTTGCGTAGTTCCGCCGACGTGCTGGAACGTCTCGCCTTCGCCATCCCTGCGCCCAACACACACACCCCACAACTGGTAGAGCTGGCAATCGCCATGCGTACTACCGCCCTCGCCGCGCTGGCCAAGGTAGGTGAAGGATGACTACTCTTCAGACCACTATCACTGCCATTGCAATCCATAGACCTGGCGATTCACCGATCTTAGGGGATAGCACCACTATCGTCCGTCTGAGTGATGAGGGTGGCGGTCCGTTCATTGTCATTGAGCAAGTAACAACCGCACCAGGTAGTATCGAGCTAGACCCGGATGAGTGCGAGATTGTCCTACGGGAAGCTAGAAGGCTGCTCAAGCAGGAGGGCGTCAAGGAAATGGAGTCGATTTGATGTGTACATTAGACGATATCCATGTAATTCCAATAGATGACTTCCGGGACCACGAAGAAACCGAGCATTGTTGGTGCAAACCCCGACGAGACGACGAAGAGCCACGAGTTGTAATTCATAACGCGCTTGACGGCAGAGAGAGCTATGAGAATGGACGAAAACAACATTAATGCCGCAGCAATTGACATCGCTCTCACAACTCACCCCCTTGGTGAACCAGAATGCAACCATTGTGGTGGCACTGGTGATGTGAGCGGGGAATATCCAGGCATAGCCTGTCCTGATTGTGCTGGGACGGGTAAAGCTCAGCACAAGCAAGGAGATATCGATGGATCTTGAATATGTGGGTATGGGCGTACATGTTTGCCCTGTTTGCCTGAAGGAGCACGATGAGGTCGTGCTAATAAATAATCACTTGCGTCCCACGCTCAAGAGACGAAATTTTGTAGGCTGGTCTTTGTGTGATGAGCATGAGGAACTCTGGCAGAAAGGCTACATTGCCTTGATTGAGTGTAGTAACGACAAGCAACCTACGTTAGAAAATGCAGAACGTACCGGAGCAATTGCTCATGTACGGAAGGAAGCTTGGTCCTTCATTTTCAATACGCCAGTCCCTGGTACGCCAATTGCTTTTGTGCAACAAGGCGTAATTGAACAGCTACAGAACATGTGCAAAGAGATAAAAAATGACAACTAAATTGCGTGAAGATTACGAATGTCTTCGTAAGGCATTGGCAGAAATTCGGAATGCGCTCTTAATCAATATAATAGTGAATTCTGATCCACGAGAAATCATTGGTGAGCTAGAGGAAATCTACCAGATTGCTGATGATGCACTGTCAAATACAAAAAGTGCATCTCAGGATTCTCTGGCTCCATCTGTGCGATGGGCAGTAATAGAACGCTGTAGGCAATTTAAGGAAAAAGAAGTATGAGTGGCAATATTTATATTGGTTTAAGGGAACCAGAAGCCAATGCTTCTGCAATTCCTACAGATCTTCCTACAGACTCTAAACGTAGAGCTGCTATTTTGGAGAAGGTTTACAAAAGGGTATCTATTGAAGATAGAGGATTCACAATAAACAACAAACCCTCTCCTTGTCATATTTGGACTGGACCTACTTCAGGTAATGGTAGAGGTGGTGGGTACGGTAGAATGTCTCTTGAGGGACAAACTGTTGCTACCCATCTTGTTGTTTATACCCACTTCTACGGATACATCCCAAGTAGAAAGCAAATAGATCATCTTTGTAAACAAAGAGCTTGCTGTAATCCTGAGCATCTCGAACTGGTAACTCATCTCCAGAACCAGAGAAGAAAGGTTGCAAGAAAGGTTACAACCTGCGAACCCGCACACAGTTAAAGGATTTTTAGATGATAATTAACGGTCAGGATCTTCTAGATATCTGTCCCTTGGAACCTATGGTTCCAATGAAAATCTGGCATGAACCTTCTAATACTTCGTGGGGGTTAACTGAGTGCGGCTATGACATTCGAATCAAACAGGATGTTTGGTTACATCCGTTCAAACGATTCGTGTTAGCCTCGTCTATTGAGTATTTTTCAATGCCAGATTATTTGATGGGCAGAGTACTCAATAAGAGTACATGGGCACGTCGAGGACTAGACGCATCCATGACCACCAATATCGAGCCTGGGTGGAAGGGATACCTTACACTTGAGCTTGTATACAGCAGGTACAAACCCCTGTTTATTCCTGCTGGTTCCGGAATATGCCAAGTCATATTCGAAGAAGTGAAAAATCCTGCGCAGTATTCAGGAAAATACCAAAACCAACCCGATCATCCAGTGAGTGCAAAATGATTAATACCAGTCTTTTTAAAAATGCCCACGCAGTCATGAAAACCGTTGAGGAGCTTTCTGACTATAAATTTGCTTATCGAAACGGTAACGATACCCTTTTCTTTTCTATTGGTGGCTTTGATGTTTCTGCTGTTTATGAAAACTACTCCATCGAACTGTATGAGGTAGATCTTCAGGGAAATCTCATTAAAGACGGTGAGTACATTGAGGTAGATATTCCTGATACAGATGCTGATGCTGTACTCACTACCCTGCTTAAACATGGTCTGGTTCCTGTAGTTATGGTTCCTGAGGCTTCGAGCTACACTACAGAACCAGAAGAAGAGGAACCAGAAGAGGATGAACAGAAATGTGATTGTTCTCTTTGCTCTGCTCAGGATAGTGAATCACTGTCTGCACTCTTCGATCTGATTTTTGTTCTGAACAAGGACTTTAAGAACTAATGTATCCAATTGACGCAAAGGTGATTCTTCATTCTAGATATGAGGGTCACCCTGATCTGATAACACTGGCTCTGACGTATCCACGGTACATCCATGCAGAGTTTCTCACTCACCGAGTTTTCTCACGGAATGCTTCTTCTAGTCGTGCCATTCCAGTGACTAGGATGCTGAAGAACATCAGTGAGAATCCTGTTATGCCTATTTACTGGGGATCAAACAAGCCAGGGATGCAGGCAGGAGAGGAACTCGAAGGATGGAGACTGGTAGTAGCTAAGGCTACTTGGAAGATGGCAGCAAAAACTGCTTGCTTCTATTCTTGGATTCTCAATGAAGTTGGCTTGCATAAGCAACATGCTAACCGAGGCACAGAACCATACCAGCTAATCTCTGTACTTGTAACAGCTACTGAGTGGTCCAATTTTATGGATCTAAGGAACCATCCTGATGCTCAACCAGAAATTCAGTATCTGGCTCAGAAGATTCTACAAGCTATGAGTGAGAGCCAACCTCAAATTCTTCATCAGGGTGATTGGCATTTGCCTTTCATTCGAAAAGAAGAATTTGGAATGTATCCTCTACGTGACTTGCAGGAAGCTTCTGCTGCGAGATGTGCTAGAGTGAGTTATCTAACTCATGAAGGTAAACTACCTGAGGTAGCCCAGGATAAGATTTTGTTCCAAAAACTGGCAGGTAGTACACCTATTCATGCTTCTCCCTTGGAACACATTGCAGTTCCCTCTTGGAAGAAGAATGCCAACCTTGTTGGCTGGAAACAGTTCCGTAAAGTAGTAGAAGACGAACTGTATTCCTAAGTGTTTTTTATTTTTATAAGCCCCCATTATTGGGGGCTTTTTTCTTTTTATGGGTTTAAACATAACTTGGAGTTCTAAATGGAAATTCTCCCCCAGTATGAAGATAACCTGGTATCGGCTGGATTGACTGATTCGGTTTCGATGTCGTTTTCTTCTGACGTTTCTCACCTGTTCTCCCTGATGAGCAAGAATCTGTATAAAGATCCAAATCTTGCTGCTGTCAGGGAAATTATTACTAACGCCTGGGATGCTCACATTGATGCTGGCTGTGCTGATAAGCCTATCTGTATCAAATCTGACGGTAATACTTTTACCATTCAAGATTTTGGTAAAGGTCTGAGTAAGTCAGAATTCTTGCGTCTTTATGGCGTTGTAGGTGAGTCCTCTAAGAGGAAGGACAACAGGCTTACTGGTGGTATGGGCATCGGTAAGATGGCTCCTCTGGCTGCCCTGCCCTACTTCTCTGTACGTTCTCACCACGGTGGTATTGCTACCACTTATCATATTTCTGGACCCACAGAAGAATCTGGTGGTGTACCTACCATTACTGAAATGGTTTCTGTTCCTACAGATATTACTGGTCTGGAAGTGATCTTCCCTGCTCCCCTATATCAATTTTTGGGGAATATCAATTCAGTAGTGAATCTAGGAGCAATTAAAGCCATTCTCATCAAAGAAGATGGAGAAGAGGAATACATTAAAACTATTCCTGATGCTGATGTAGTAGTAATTAAAGACTCCTTCTATTACGGCAGCAGGGTAAGACTGAGATACGGAAATATTGTTTATCCAATCCATCATTCCACTTTTCAAGAACTTGGTCCAAAGCTGGCTTCTATGCTTTACGATTTGGATCTTAAGTTGATTGTTCTTGTTGAACCAGGAAAAGCTGTAGTAACTCCTAACAGGGAAGAACTGGTTTTCTCTGATAAGTTTAAAGATTACCTGAAGGATAGATTTGAAGAGGTATATCAACGGCTTATCAAGAATACGAGAAAACTTATTCTTGAGAATCCTACAGTTAGGATTCGATATATTGCTCCTGCTGGAAGCAAGGCACTTCTAGGTATTGATTCTCCCAATGAAGATTTGGGTACTTATGACAACTCTTTTGCTTTAGAAGATTTGTCTAAGTACATGCCTCGCATGATTGCCTGGAATGACAATCCTCAAATGACAAACACAGATTCTTTTAAGGATGCTGTGATTTGTAGGTTTAACAGAGATATCCTGAAGACTTTTCGTGGAATGCACAAAAGCTCTGTAAGGGAGAAATTGGATAATAAGTTTAAGAGACTTATTTACAAGACTGGGATCAAACCTAAGAACGTATATACCAGATGGGATAAGTACAGACCCGGCTATTTTGGTAATGCGTTTTATCTCAGCCACCCATTAAATACTCTTGCTCAAAACAGGAAGATTGTAATCCATTACCATAATCCCGTTACGACCTATGCCAGAAAAGAAGATACCCTGTATATCAGGGTATTGATGAAAACCAATGTAGATGCCCTAAAAAAGCGTCTTCAATCTTTTCTTGGTTCCGAAGTGGATATTGAGATTTGGGAAAACGTAAAGGAAGAAAAACCAAAGCAAGAGAAGGAAGTTAAGAAAGCAGAACCAAAGAAATACATATCCCTCAATAGCTTCCTTGAACGTAAGACCAGAGTTGCTTACGCACGTGGGGGCAAGATAGATAAGGAGGTTGAAAATCCTGAAGTAATCCTTTCAGAGAAAGACTGGGAATCTCGTTTTATTTGCAGATTTGCCGACTGGTTAACCGCTGAAGAGATTACTAAAGATAAAGTGGCTGTAGTTTCCCCTAGAGAATACGCCGCTATGATGCGCAGGAAAAATCCTCCAAAGGATTTTCTTGAGTATTGCAAGGAAAAGGTTAAAGCCTTTGTACAGGAACCAGAGGTTCTTGCAATCTTTCAATTGATTCCCCACAGAGTGTCATACCCAAATCCATTTCTGTACCCTGATTTCAGAAAACTGGTTGCTGATGTTCTTGGTGTGAAAACTGATTTTGATGATTCTCTTGTTAATCGAGTCATCACAATCTTGGATTACTCTTCGTATATAAACAGGGTAGTCGACACCTCGGATCTTCAAAACAAAGACGAGGACTACATAAAGAAAGTAACCAAGCTGAAATTAATTGCAGAAGACTTTGATGTAAGAAAGCTCAAAGAATTTGGCATGTATGAACTCTTTGTTGAAAAACTTAAGGAGCGTGTAAATGATTAAGTCTTTCACCCTTACCCCTGAGGGTATGACCTGCTACGACATCAAGGGCAATATATTTCGTGTATCTGCTGATAGGCTTCCTTCCCTTGAAGCTATTATGCAGATGATGAACAACATCCGGCTCAATGGCTGCACTGAGTTTATTGGTATGGGTGTTGAAGCACTTTCTGAAATTCTGGAAGGTTTTGGATTCAGAACTGTGCTGGAAAAGGGCCAGCTGAGCATTGCCCATGAGAATGGGAATATTCAAGTAGAGCCTCTAGAAAACTTGATTCGCCATGCTCATGTGACGAAAAACAATGCAGCCATCACTGCTCTTCTGAATCGTATTGCCTCTGTTAATCGTCAGCATTCCAAAGAGGATTTGGTTAAATTTATCGAGAAGTCCTCAATGCCTGTTACCAACGACGGTCGTCTGGTGGCATTCAAGCGTGTCAACAAGGACAACGGTAATAACTACGACTGCCACACAGGTACGATCCTGAATAACGTAGGCTGTCGTGTTGAGATGGACATTGATCAGGTAGACCCAGATCGAACCAGAGACTGCTCTTATGGTCTGCACGTAGCTTCGCGTAGTTATCTGAGAACTTTCACAGGTGACACGCTGCTTCTTATTCTTGTGAATCCTGAGGATGTGATTGCAGTACCTGAATACGATCCTCGTAAGGTTCGTGTGTGTCGATATGACATTGTTCATGAATTTACTTCTGAACAAATGAGACACATCATGAGTGATGAGAAGCTCAATGATGAGGTATGGCAGATCATCAAGCCGTTCATTGAAGGTGCTAAATACACTATTAACAGAATTGTAAATGGCACTGATGTATGCAATCAGGTTATCCAACAGACATACAAGTCTGTAGATGAAACCAACGAAGAGTACTTCAATGAGGTTAACACCAAAGAACCTCAGGACACTGTTAAAACAGTTAAGGCAGTCAAGAATATGAATAATTTCCAGAAGTTGCTGGATCTGTTTGAGAAAGCAGAAATCTGGGCAGATCAGAAGTCTCGTTTTGCTGATCTCCAACTGTTCAAACGTAAGCAGAAGAAGTCTTGGATTGCTTTGGGTGCTACCCCAGAACAAGCTAAGAAACTGGATAAATTTGCTGAGCGAATTAAGTGATGGACAAAAAAGACACTGTACAGAGTGTTTATGACTGGTTCCAAGAAGCACGCCCAATGTCTGACCATGATACTTTAATGGTTCAAACGGGCGTTCACTTCGAGGAAATTGGCGAGATGCTAAATGAGATGCAAGGTGTTTGCCCTACCAGCATTCGCCTGATTCGCCATCTCAAGATGGTAGTGAACCAGATGGCACACAATCTTAAGAATGGACGTGTTAAGTTCATGATTAAGAATGATGTAGCTTTTCTGGATAGCCTAGGAGACCAGTTCGTTACTGGTGTAGGGATCGGTCAAGCTCTTAAGTATGACATCCCTGGTGCATACAAGGAGATTGATCGCAGTAACTGGAGCAAGTTCGATGAGAACGGTAAGGCTGTATTTCAGCCTAACGGGAAAATTGATAAAGCTCCCGGCTATACGCCACCGGACCTGAAACCTTATATTAAATAAGCTAAAGCCCCTTTCGAGGGGCTTTTTCTTTTAGGAAACGCTATGTCAGATGCAAACAACAAAATAGTTCTAAATAGCAGTCAAGAAGAAGGGTACATGAAAATCCTATCTTTTCTGCTATCTGATGAAAAATACTTCATCCTATCTGGGGGACCAGGAACAGGTAAAAGTACCCTCATCAACTACATGAGCGATAACCTGCTAGAGAAATACAGGAAATACGCTGATGTTCTTGGTTCCAATTACATGCCTAACATGCTGACTATTACAGCCACTACTAATAGTGCAGCAGACTCACTCAAGAAGACTATCAACACCTATCAGATATCTACCATTCATTCTGCTCTAGGTTTGGTAGTACAGGGTGATCGACTCCAAATGAAGAGACCTCCCCACTATCTTTCAGACTCTATTCTCATCATTGATGAATACACTCTGATTGATAATGCCTCGTTTGAATTCATTGATACTTACGCTAGAAAGGTGATTTTGGTTGGGGATGCTGACCAGCTTCTAGCTGTTAAAGGTCTAGCTTCTCCCCTTAAAAGAAAGAAACCAGATCATGTTTTAGACATTCCAGAACGAACCAAGTCAAAAGACATTCTGGAAGTCATTAATACTTTTCAGAAATACGTACACAACACAGAAGAACCAGTAGATCTAGACCTATCTGGAATGACTGATGTGGAAGTTATTTCTGAAGAAGATTTCATTGCACTGGTTCAAGATCCTTCTACGAGCTTCCGAGACGCTCGAATCCTTACCCATACCAATGCAGAAGTAATTGCTATCAACCAGGCCATACGACAGGCTAGAGGACTTCCTGAACATTTTGTGCATGGGGAAAGGGTGATACTGAATAAGTATGTTCGTTGGGGCAATGAGAACTTCAAGACAGACAGTGAATACACCGTCCTTGGACATCATGAAGATGATCTAAGTAACGAGTTTTCTTCCGGTCATTATAGGTGGTACATAATTCAAGATTCTTGGGGTGTAGCTTATAAAGTTCCTTATGAAGTACTTAAATGTTCTTGTGCGTTTCAATATCCACTATTCGACCTGAGATCTTTGTACTGCTCTACTGTGTACAAAGCTCAAGGTCGTTCAGTAGATACCGTTTATCTACATCTCTCAGGATTCCCTAACAATATAAGCAGAAGTGTTCTTGTGAGATCTCTTTACGTTGGAGCCAGTCGAGCAAGAAAGAAACTTATATTTGTAGGGGATCTGTCACCAACTCTGTTGAATAAGCTATGAAACCAATGCCCATTTACTTCAAAAACTGCAATAAGGACTTAGCTTATCTATTTGATAAGTACCTATATAACTTAGAAGAAGCGTGTAGAAATGTATTCTTCTACCGATTCCCTCGCTACGCCAAAATAGTAATTCAGGACATGGAATTTACTGGGTTCTATGAAACCAGAGTCCTGGTACAGAACGGTATACCGTTACTTACTGCATATGTTGATGAGTGGGATGTTGACAGTGCTCAAATCTATGATGGGTATAAGGAAATTATCAAAGTATGGGAAGACTTATCCCAGTATCAGAGTATTTTAAAATTCATAGGCCGTGAGGATTTATTTCTCAAAGTGTTAGATAACGTAGATGCACTGGAAAAAGTTACAGACAGCAAGCAGTTAAATTGGCTAGTAAAAGTAGAAGAAAACTTTAATGTCTTTAAAGCATCGAAGTTAATTGAGGGAATGTAGATGGATTATGTGTTTCTCGGAAGCCATAAAGGCAGTTACCAGTACGCATTACTCACTGGTTCCAATGATATTGATGCACTGGATAAGCATTATTTGGAGCCTGCTGGTTTATCTGAAGAAACCATTATTGTTGAACTGGTGAACCAGGGAAAGAAAACTCCCAAGAAGGTAATTCGAGAATACTGGGATGAGATCAAGCCTGAGTTGATCAAAATGGGAGTTAAGACTCTCATGGTTGCTGATGTGGAATACTTTAAACACATCATTGGTCAAACCAAGGCAGAAGCATTTCTAGGTATCAAATGTGATACCGATGATTTCTCTGTATTTTATCTGCCAAATTACAGGGCACTGTTTTATAACCCTGAAGGTGTTAAGACAAAGATAAGTCTTGCTGTAGATTCCATAAAAGCTTTTGCTGAGGGAACCTACAAGGAACGTGGAAAGGACATCATTAAAAGTGCTACCTACGTTCACACCAAAGAAGAAGCAATAGAATGGTTTCAAAAACTCTATGAGTGTGATGCACTCACTTTGGATATCGAAACCACAGGCTTGAAATATTACAGGGATTCAATACTCACCGTTGGTTTTGCATGGAACCAGCATGAAGGTGTGGTATTCAAGTATGGAAACTACCTCAAGCTTCTGCTTAAGAAATTTCTTGAAAGCTACAAAGGAAAGAAAATCCTTCATAATGCAGCTTTCGATATCACCTTCCTGATTTACCACCTATGGATGAACCATTTGGTAGATCAAAAGAACATGCTGAAAGGGTTGGAAGCATGTACCCGAAATATTCAATGTACTCAGATCACAGCATATCTGGCATTGAATTCATGTGCTGAAGTTGAGCTAGGGCTGAAACCTCTATCCCACGAGTACACAGGCAACTATGCAGTAGATGTGTCAGATGCAGCATCTGTACCTATTGATGATTTGCTGGAATATAACCTCATTGACTGCTTAGCTACCTGGTTCGTGTATAACAGGTACAACCCTCAGATCAAGAAAGACAAGCAGGAACTCATATTCCAGCTATTCCATGCCTGGCTCCGTGATGTTATTCAGATGCAGCTTACAGGTATGCCCCTCTGCATGGAGAGGGTAAAGGAAGTCAAAGAAATCATCAGCAACGATGCTCAGAAGAGTTTGGAAGTCATTCTGAAATCACGAGCCGTACAGGAGACAGTGAATATCCTGAAAGGCGAGTGGGTTATTAAGAGGAATGAAAAGCTCAAGGTTAAGAAAGTAACAGTCGAAGACGCTGATATCGAGTTTAATCCCGGTTCTCCTGATCAGCTTCAGAAGCTTCTGTACTCTGTTCTTGAATTTCCTGTTATTGAGCTTACTGACTCTAAAAACCCTGCAACAGGCAAGAAGGTTCTTAAATCACTTAAGAACTACACAGATGATCCAGAAGTTATTGAGCTACTCGATAATCTCATTATTCATGCTGATGCGTCTAAGATTCTAGAAGCCTTTATCCCAGCATTTGAGGCAGCCCCATACTGTAAAGAATTGGGCTGTCATATGCTCATGGGTAACTTCAGACTTGGTGGAACCAAGTCAGGAAGACTATCTAGTAACGACGTAAACCTGCAACAATTACCAAGTGGAGGAAGATACGGAAAGCTAATCAAATCATGCTTCCGTGCCCCAGAAGGTTGGCTATTTGTAGGTCTAGACTTTGACAGTCTTGAAGATAGGATCAGTGCTCTTACTACTAAAGATCCTAACAAATTGAAGGTGTACACCGATGGTTATGATGGCCACTGTCTACGGGCATACTCATATTTTAAGGATCAGATGCCCCTGATCAAATCAGAGAGTGTAGAGGATATTAATAGCATCGAAGATTTGTATTCAGACCTGAGACAAGAATCTAAGGCACCCACCTTTGCCCTGACCTACGGTGGAACTTTCAAAACTCTAATGAGAAACCTCGGCTGGTCCAAGGACAAATCTATGGAGATTGAGAGTCGATTCAAGCAGCTTTACAAGGTATCAGTAGAGTGGGTAGCAGATAAAATCAAGAGAGCATCTGTAGACGGTTATGTCACAGGAGCTTTTGGATTGAGACTTAGAACCCCCATTCTTTCACGAACAATTCTAGGCAGTAGAGCTACACCTTTTGAGGCTGAAGCAGAAGCTAGGACAGCAGGTAATATGCTTGGTCAAAGCTACTGTATGCTCAATAGTAGGGCTGCTAACGAGTTTATGGAGAAGGTCAGAACCAGTGAATACAAATACGATATTCTTCCATGTGCTCAGATTCATGACGCCAGTTACTATTTAATAAAAGCTGATGTTAAAATTCTGAAGTATGTTAACGACAATCTCGTAAAAGCTGCATATTGGCAGGAACTTCCTGAGATTCAGCATCCAGAGGTTACTCTTGGTGGCACTCTTGGAGTGTTTTATCCTTCATGGGAAAAAGAGCACGAAGTACCTAAGTATGCCTCTGAAGAAGAGCTAATAAAATTTGGAGAGGAAGTTATAAATGCAACGTAAAAAGGTATACATAGATCACGACCCTGAGGCTACATTTCTTTATGTGCTCAGACTCCCAGATATTGCTGGTTCCATATTTGATGAAACATCGGAAGTAAGTGCAGTAATTGAAGTTCCTGTAACCAGCGGTATTAACCAACTCACTGCACAAGCTGAATGGACAGGTAATTGCAGAACCAGAATCAAAGTAAATGGTGGCTCTCTTTTAGGGGCCACCTCTGCAAGGCTACTCGTTAAGATTGTGCATGAAGGCGTCACATACACTACAGACCCAGTAAATATCAGGATGGTAGGATAATGCAGGACTACCTGTTACCAACAGTTGATGTTGGAATATTTCCTTCTGGTACAGAAACCAGGGTTAACCTGTATCCCGACAATAGTGTTATTGATGTAAATCTGTACGCTATTGGCGAGATGAATCCTGAAGACTTCTTTCCCAATCCTCACTTAAAAAAAAAGTAAGAGAGTATGAGA